TTAATCTCAAAACATTTGTAGAAGCATAAATATCGAACTGGATTGTAACTATTTCATACATCCGACCCTTCAGCATATAATCTGGTCTTGCAGAGGGAGAAAAATAAGTAGCATAAGTTGTTGCCGTTCCTTGAGGTGCAAGCTCAAGATGTAAGGCTCCGGGCAATGCTGCTTTCAAGGCTGCGTTGCCGTTGTATCTGCCATATATTCCAGTTAATATCTGTCGCATTATTTCATCTTCTCGTTAAATTTTTCTCTTGCAAAATTAATATTCTTGTCAAGGGCTGGCTTTAGAAACGGATGTGGTGCTGCTGGTCTTGGGCCACCGTGACCGTGTTCTATCAACCATGCTTGCATCGCCCCCGGCCCACCAGCTTTCACGATATACCCGCCGTCATCGAACTTACTTTTTTTCCGCTTAATTGATTTTCTGAGTCTCCCAGACAAATCTTTAAACTTTTTATGACCTGAACTGTATGCCCCAGCTTTGGCATCCTTTTTGATCTGCAAGGCAATCTCAGCAGCTTTATCATCAAGATGCTCATGAAGCTGTTGCTCAAAGTCTTTTGTGTCAATATTGACTCTTGGAAAAATTGCAGTTACCATTATAAAATCTCCGCACAGTGTAAGACCATATCCATTTCCCTGTGGAAATCTTCGATACCTGTTATCCGGTATGTGCTTCCACTATGGACTACCCTGTATTTTGTACTCATTGTTGAAAATCTTCTTATTCTCAATTTAAACAAAGTGACCGATTCAAGCTTGCTGCCCTCAATTCTTTCTATGCCTCTCACCGGTATGTATTCTGCCCTCTTCGGTGAACCAGCCACTGCTGCCCATGAAGATGTATCAGCACCCATTCCATCACCAGTAAGAGAAGCTGATTGTATTTCAATAACCTGATCTAATTTGCCCGGTATAATCATTAGAACAACCTGTAAGACCATAAAAAGTTCATAATATATTCAGGGATCTCAACCAAGCTGAGATTATTCCCCACCACGATTGAACCCCTGTTTTGATAAACGTCTGCCACCATGAGCATGATTGCTATTCTGATTGGCTCTGGAACTTCAAGCTTTACTGCAATACCACCACTCGTATAAGCTGCATTCCCGGTTGACCCATCAAGAGTGAAAATATCATCAGTCGATTTTGTAATGTTCCATGCACCATTTGCATTTGTGTTCCCGACAACTTTTGAAACAAGAACCCTGTCACCAGTTACATATCCATGCCCGACTATTGTTATGGCAATCGGAGTTGCATTTGAAGCTGCCGTTATTGTTTGAAGCGTGTGATCTCCATACCCGCATACAAACTCAATTTTAATTGGATTGGAAGGATACAGATTGTCTGAGGGCCATGTTTCTCCATCTGCCAAAACAAGCCTGCCGGGATCAGAAATGATATCGACAATATACTCTGAAGCTGTCATCGTGGATTCGTCACCGTCAACATCGGTATACTTTAAACTCGTTACGGACTGAAGCTTTCCAAACGGAAGTGTGAAATAAGCAGGGAACAAGTCAGAGTATGCTTTCCATGTCTGAGTTATTAACCGTCTGTTTGTGATATTCTCAACACTGGAAATAGCCGACATGATAAGAGCCTGAATGTATCCGTCATCGTCTGTGTGGTCAATGTTCAGATGTTTCTTTGCCTCATCAAGCGATACAATCATTCCGGTTGGTGCTGTTACGAGTTCTGTTTTCATAATATACCTATTCGTAAATTAGCGTTATGCTTGCATTTTGAGTTGCTACTGTTAACCTTAATCCATTACTGAATGGTGCTCCTATTTCAATCGGGGACACTGTTGCCCTTGAATCTCCTGCCGTATGAACAAATATTGGGTCAGTTACCCCTGCTGTTCCGTCACTGATTGTTATCACGCTATTATTTACGACATTATTAATCGTTATCCTGTGAAGAACTCCAGCACCATATTTAAGGTTTACCCCTGCCGTAGTTCCTAATGCGTGATAATAATATGTCGGATTGGTTACCAACTCTCCTTGTCTTGCTATATAAGCACCGACACATTGGAGATCAATATCTGTGGCATTTGTCGTGTTAATATTTTCAATTGTTATTGGCAATGTTAACGTATCTGATAAACCGGATGACTGTATAGAATGTAACCTTTTGCCATTAATATAATAAATAACAGCTAAAGGCGTGAATTCTATCTCTACCTTATAAAAAGTGCTTAATGACGGTGACCAAGATAAACCAAGATTCCCGTTGAAACTTCCTGAACTTACAAGAGTATCTGAAGCAGCTTTCCTTGTCCCGACACTAAATGTTGTTCCTGATACTTGCATGAAGTATCCGTTATTAGTATCGTATGCACCTATACGCCTTGTATTCCCTGCCACTGGTGCTGCTGTCATAGCCATTCCTGCAACCATTAATTGTGCTGACCCTGGAACAAATCTTGCTTTTCTTTTGCTTACATATTTTGCAGAGCTATTAATCGCTGCTGAAGTTTGTAATGTTAGAATTCCACCAGCTTGTGCTACTGATCCGTTTACTAATGTAGGTGTCCAGAAGTTCGGGTCTAAAACTAATCCGTCAAACGCTGTTCCGACCATCCTATAAACTGGACTTACAGCCAATTCATTCGTAGGATTTACCCAAACGTGTCTGCCTGTATTCTCACGACCTGAAATAGTTGTTTCTGTTTTAAGCCTTCTATCATCGCTTAATGAACTGGGAAGTGGAGTTGCTACCGGACAAAGGACTCCAGACACTCTAAAATATGTTGTTGTTGCAGACCCTGAATTAACAACTCTTATTCTCCAATATGACAGCGTGGCTTGTACTGTTTCGCCTTCACCCTTATTGCCTACAACTGCTATGAAGTCAAAGCTGTAACTTATATCCCAATGGTAATGAGTATAAGCTGTCCCGCTTGCTGTTGTCGAAAAAGCAACTGTAACTGTAAGCTCTGTATTTGAAACAATAGTTGCGATAATTCTGTCAGTTTCTCCAGCCACCGATATTGTATCTCCGACAACAAATGACCTTGTAAAAATTGTACTTGTCCCAGTGAGTGTCGTAGTCCCGTTCGTTGCAACAGTCCCCAACCCAGTATGTGAACCGCTTGACTGCTCAATGTATACCAGGCAGTTTTGATCTGTATTAAGGCTCCATTGTAAACCTACAACGCCAAGCGTAGAGGTAGGATCTCCTGCCCATGTTGCACCACTTGCCAGATTTGTACTGTTGGTATTATTAAGATCGGCATAAACATCTTGAGCCATGCTTACACCAAGATGATAATCTCCATTCGTTTGCTCCTGTGAAGAAATAGGATTGCCTGAAGCATCATAATTAACAACATCAGTTGCAGATAAGCTCAATCCGACCTCATACCAAGTATCATTAGAAAGGTTGAAATAAAACATCTTCCCAGTATCAACTTCTCTCCACCGGGAACCATTTGGGACTTGATTCCCTGCTGCAATAGTCGGCTTGGTTTCTGAGCTAAGTCCAGAAAAATTCTTTACTACTATTTCAAAAAAATCTGACATTTTATGCTAAATACCCAGCAGGAGTTAATACTTGATAGGTCACAGACACAACGAATGGCCCAGCTAATGTACTGGCTGCACCATAAACATGATAATTGATAATTTCACCGACTAACAGTGTGAATGGAGTTGAGAATGTGAAAACTGCTGCTGCTGTTAAATTTGCCTTTACCCCTGCTGCCTGTGCAACAAGAGCCGTAGTATCTCCATCGGTTGCAATTACTGACATTCCAGTGAAAGCACCAGCATCCGCTGAATGATCTGTTGTATTGGTTAGGGTAAAACTTAAAACTCTCACAACACCACTGGTTGCAGTATACAGTGGATAATCAGCTACAGCTTGACTAAAATCCAAAGTTTCAACACTTGCCTGTGTTATACTTTTTGCATTATGAATAAGCCAATTAGTTCCATCATAGGTTTTATAAACGTCATTGGTATCATACTCCCAGAAATAGGAGCCTGCTGGAACTGAGGTGGGTTTTGAGTCTGTTGATATCCCGGTGAATCTTTTTATGGATGTTTCGAGTAGTACCGTCATTACTTACTCCTAATATTTGTAAGTCATTTTTAAAGAGGGGATTTTACACCCCTCTGATTTATTTAAGCAGCTTCGATATATGCACCGTCTTCAAGAGGCACATACCAGATTGAAAATTTCATGTTGCCTGTACTATCAGCAGCAGTGTTAAGACCGATTGTTCCGGGTGCTACAACAATTCCGTTTGCCATCATTGCTGCTGCACCGGCAGTGCCTTTAATTGCTGCATCTGCCAGAACACCGGTAATATTTAAAAGGCCACCGGCTTCCTGTGCCGTGATATCGACAACTGCACACATGTCGGTAGCAGTACCGGTTGTCGGAGTGGAGATGTATTTTGTGTTGTTTGCCTTGGTTTCGATAATCGTGGTTACTTCACCAATTAATCCAACCACAAGACAGTTGCCGCCAACCACAGTAAAAAGTGATTTTGTGGATATTGCTGCAATCGCAATACTTGCTTTATCAACCCTCATTCCGGTGATAAGATCCGCTATCCTTGCTCTTGTTGATGGTGCGTAGTTAGCCATTTGTCAGCTTCCTCTTTCTTTAGATGTTATTTCTTAACTGCCTTTTTACCGTTTTTTTTCGGAGCAGAATTTACCTTTTTGGGAACCTCTACTTTTTCTTTTTCCAACACAATGTTGGCAGATTTACTCTCTTCGGCACGGATATTGGCAAGATGTGTTATGTGTGGAATGGCAATGCCATCTTCACAAAACCGTCTTGCAAGTGATCGTTCGACATAACCCGACCAATCTTTTTTATATCCGTCTTTGTCTTTTTGGAAAACAATGTGCATTGTCATTTTTCACCTTCCTTTATGTACGGGGTGCTATCTAAGCCACCCCACTTTTTTAGGTTAAGGCAGTCAATGACCTGTAACCAGTATAGCGTGGCTCAAGAATTGCGACCACTGAAACATTCCCTGTTGCTCCAGTTGCAGTATCAGGAAAGCTCAAGGTCAACCATTCTTCACCATTAGCAATGTCCATGTCAGAAGCATCAACCTCTACAACCAGCATATAATTGTCATATGTGGCATGGGCAACAACAAGGGCAGCACTCGTGGAAGGAACTCCAAGAACATCGCAATTTGCAGCACCAGCAGCAGCACCCATGAAAGCATAGTTGAAAGTGAGGGCAGATGTTAATGCACCATCGGTTGCACCGGAATGAACATTCACATATGCAGCAGCACCACCAAGGGTCTGAAAGTTAATCAGAAATGTTGCGTGGTGGAACCCCTTCATATTGATTGAGTCACAAGGGTTTGTAGCAGATGCGTTTAAATCAATGTCACTCGCTACCGGAACGACTTTGTATTTTTCTGGAAATTTCATTTTTAAACCTCTCTATGTTAATATTTTATCTATTAAAAATCAGTGCAGATCCTTACCTGGCATCTAATTTCACGAAATGAGAAAGTGTATTAGATCCTTTGAACGGTGTGATTGCCGACCCTAACTGAGGTTCTCCGTCAAACCGATATACAAATCTGAATACCTGTTCGTCATAAATAAACCGAACATGGATACTCATATCAGACTGCATTCCACCTTTGTCGATTGCCATGTATTTGGAGAAATCGCAAAGCATGATATCACCAGTGTCACCGACTGTGGCACATTGTTCGATTGGAACAACTGGACGGCCAAACAGGGTGCTGTAAGGTTGTGCAGAAACACCACCAGCAGGGAGATAAACAGGAACTCCACCAGTACCGACTGCGATACTCATGGCATTTAACTGAGGTTCGCAGTCCTGATTGATAATCCAGATTGAGTTCGGCCGGGATCTTGCCATCAGTCTTGCCCACATTTTGAGGACATTTTCATAGACGATGGTATCGGCAGCCTGACCAGCTTCACCAGAAATGGAAACCATGCAACCGGAATTTAAAATTCCAAGTGGCTGTCCTGCACCGGAGCCGTTTATAATTGCATCGGTGATTTTGAAATCAAACTCATCCTGAAATCCTGTTTCAATCGTTTGGGCAAGAGCGGAAGTATCTTCAAGAAGTTCGTCAGTGGCATAACAAAGACCGATCAGTTTGTTCAGGCTCAATTCAATTCGTCTGAACTTGGGTTTTGATGCAGTTTTTTCTGCTGCCTCTGCTGCCCAGTAAGCTCTGATTCCACCAGCCCTTGAGCCATCCACTCTGGATGTTTCGTCAAGACCATTAAACTTCATGCCGTTTTTGTTACCGGAAAGAGTAACCTTGTTGACTCTGGGGAGAATAACTCCAGAATCCCAGACATTTTTCAGAATCGTGGATGAGAAGTCATCCTGAACCAGAAATCCACCATCTGACGGAGTGGTTTCGTTCAGACCTGTGGCTGCATTATACAACCGTGGATCTACTGTTCCACCCGGACTTCCTGCCCTCATGACGGCAGCCATTTGCTGACCAAAGCTGGAGAACCTGTCTTTGTCTTTTCTGTCAACAATTTTAATGGTCTGCGTGTCCACAACTGTTTTCGGTTTTGCAGGGGTGTTGAGTCTGGCAGCAACCGCTTCTTTTCTTTCCAGAACCTTGACGCTTGCTTCAGTTTTTTCAACAGCATCAAGAATTTCAGTCTGTAATGCGATTTCAGCACTGTCCAACTCTCTGTTTTCAGCAGTTGCCTTGGCATCAATATCACCAGCTTTTTTCATCAGGTTTGCGATATCTTCCCTGTATTGGGTAATTGTCTTCATTTTTTAACCTCTTCTTTTAATTAATTATTGCCTGGAGCCATTGTTTCGGCTCTTACCAGCAAGTCAGTAACAAGATCTTTCGGCAAAGCAACGTCACGTTGATCCTTGTCTACCACTTTTTTATCCGGTTTTACTGCAACGTCACGTTGGTCAGTTTTAAAACCTTCTGAAATAATGGCTTTTGCTTGTTTCTGAGTACATCCTGCGGATCTCAATGTATCCTCAAGATCTTTTGCTGTTATTTCTTTTTTGCCCTTGAGTTTATCAGGGACATTATCAAAAACTGTTAAATCAAAAAGAGTCTTTGCTTTATCATCAACTTCATCAGGGGAATAAATAGAGTCAATAAAACCAAACTCCAATGCTTCCTCTGCTGTCATCCATGTTTCTTCTGCCATTAAAGCAAGAATCTCTTCTTCTTCTTTCCCTGTTTTGTCCATGTAAGTTTTCGCAATCGTGCCACGGACTTTTTCCAATAGCTCAGCTTCTTTCCTCAATTCATCAGCAGACCCTGCCATGATAGACCAAGGCTCATGAATCATATAAAAAGCGTTTTCTGCCATCAGAACCTCGTCTGCTGCGAGAACAATCACAGATGCAATGGATGCAGCAAGACCGTCAACATGTGCAGTGACTTTTGACTTGTGCTGCTTGATGGCATTAAAAATAGTTGTTCCATCAAAAACTGACCCACCGGGAGAATTAACACGCAGATGAATCGTGTCTGAATCAATGGCATTAAACTCTTTAACGAAAGTTTGGGCATCGACTCCCCAATAGCTTATTTCATCATAGATATAAACTGTTGTTTCGCCAGCCTTGTTTTCGATACGATAAGCTGCTTGATTTTTTGTCTTGTTGAATAGACTCTTGTTTCTTATTCTCATAATACTTCTCCAGGGGCAACCGTTGTTCTTGAATCACCATTTAACGGAGCCGATTCTATGATTAAATTGTTTATGTCATTAACATTTTGTATTTCTTGTGGTTTCCCTGCCTGATCAAGAGTTGTCATATTCAAAGGGACTAAATGTGTATCTCCGCCTTCAACTGGATTCAAATCTTCTTTTCCTCTTATCTCATTAATTGTCATTGCCCCGATATTCCACATTTTACTGTAAAATTCTGCTCTGTCTTTGCTGTTGCCTCTTAAAAGACCTTCAAAAACATGCTTAAAATAGAATCCAGCCTTGTATTCCTGTTCAGTCAACAACTGCATTTCATAGTTCTGCTCAAGGCATACAGACCAAGGGAGCAAGCTGTCAGTAACATAAGAAATCTGTTCTGACTCAATATTGTTAAATGATGATTTGGTTAAATCTTTAAGTTTGTGCGGTGGCAAATTGAACCATCGTGCTATTTCAGGGATCTGGAACTGCCGACCCTCTATAAACTGACTGTCATTTGGTGGAATACCAAGCTTTTCGATCTTCATGCCCTCTTCAAGCAGCATTAATCGGTGTGCCTTGCCCAACCCTGAGTGTGCAGTAACGAGTGAATCGCTGAGGTTCTTATGTGCTGCTGCGGATAATTTACTTGGATGGGAGACAACAGCACCCGGATGAGTGCCTTGTCCGAAATATAAAGAGCCGAAAGATTCCATTGCCTTGCCAAGACCAATGCTATTTCTCGCCATGCTTATCACAGAATAGCCAACAAATCCGTCAAAACCAAGTCCTGCAATGTGCAAAATTTTATCTCTGGACATTACTTTGGTTTCACTGCCGACTTTGATCTCGTAAACAAGCTCACCATCAACCATTTGTGGCTGAACCCTGTTTGGAGTGATAGGCCATAGCTGAATAATCCTTCCTGCACCGTTTCTCACAATCTCAGAATAACTGTTGCCCCAAGCAAGAACATGAGCCATCATGACCTCTCTCAAGACCATCGCAGTCATATAAGGATTCGATACTGAGTGCATTACACGATATAAATTGTGAGTTGTTGCAGGATTGGTGTCTTTACCCTTGCGTTGCATTAAATGTAACGGCAAAGAAGCTATGGTACGGGAAATTAAAGATATTGCATTGAATACTGCCGAATAGGTTAGGGCTGTTTCTTCCGTGATGTCCTCGCCAGACTGAGATTCCTGACCAGCAAAACGCCACAAAGCAGAGTCCCACATCTTTTCATCGGTTACCCTGCTTGCGTTAAACAGCCCCTTAAAAGTACTGAGAATACCGATAACAGACCTCCTGTAAATACTATATATAGTCCAGAATGTATGTTTAATCAGCTTATATAGTCAAGGGTGTGCTGTGTGAATTTAGAATAAAGAGTGAAATTAGAAGAAATAAGTGGAAGTTTGTTGCAGAAATAAAAAAGCCGACTAAATTAATAATCGGCTTTTGTGGTTTTTGTTAAAGTGAAGAAATTATCCAATCTTTTTTTGTTCAGCCTTTGGTATCCTTGGGGTCATCCTTTTCCTGAATGCTGCCTTAATAAATGCTGCCCTGTTAATTTTAGATATTCTCAACTGTGAACCTTCTGAATCAAGCATTTCTGAATCAACATTTGCCAAAACCTTCATAGATTGTGACATTGCACATTGCGATTTTTTTAAATAATAATCAGCACCCTTAACAATTTGTTCATTAGGATGCAAAACTTGATACCCAATACCTATGACAGAAAAAAGGCATAGATTATAATCATCAAGGAGAACATCTTTCGCCTTGCCAAGACCTGACATATAATCAAGTTGCTCTTTTTTAGATTCTTCTATTGTTTTTGCAGGCTGAATATCCATAAGATGTTTTAATTCTTCGTGTGTCATTATTAAACCGTAAGAGTCAGATTCAAACCGTTCAACAACTTTTGTTACTACCTGACCCCACATTGGTCTTGCTTCTTCCATTGGTATATATTCTGGTTCCATTTTTTTTCTCCCGATTAAATTATTGTTAAAAACCCTACCGCACCATACATCACCAGACCATACCATGCCCGACCTCACCCCACCAGGCCATGCCATGCCACGCTTTGATCTGCATACATAGCTACTTATTATACATATCTATATACCCATGTCAAGCATTATTTTTTCTCAATCTTAACTAAATGCCTCAAAACGTCCTCACGCTTAATCAGAATGCCGTGATTGGCTCGATAGGCATCAATCAATCCTTTTTCGATCCAGAGCCTGATTGTCCGTGGAGTCACCCGGAAAAATGATGATACTTCGTTTATTCTTAGATTTGGTTTGTTCGGTAGATCTTTCATGATGCACCTTCCTTATACCCATCATCAGAACATCTATAACTAATCACTTCTCCGCTTGAATCATATTCTGTCTTTGACCAAAATCCGTCTGATGCTTCTTTTAAGATTTGGTTTCTATTTGAATCGTATTTGAATTTTGCCCACCATCCATTATAAAACTCTGAATAAATCTTGTTCCCATGTTTATCGAACAGATTAAAATTACCGTCTGAAAAATCATGATTGAAAAACTTTGTTACTTTCATAGTACCACCACACCCCTCGATTCGTAGATGCTCACCTGATTGGTATCATACATTGCCCTTGACATAGCAGTGATAAATGCAACACCACCATCAATCTTGTTTTCTTCGCCTTCTTTAAACGGGAATACGTTATCTTTTTTATCAATCCGGCAACAAATATTGGCAATCATCCAGTACGTCACAGGATTCCCATCATGGTGGAGCTTGCCTGACTTAACGAGTGCCTCTATCTCCTTCATCGGCTCTGACAGCATTTGGACTGTCTGGGCTATCTCCACGCATTCAATATCCTCATTCAGCAAATTTGTGATTAATTGCTGGGCATTCCAAGGATCATTACAAACCTCTCCACCACCATTCTCAGACCCTGATAAGTCGAAATCCTTGGCATCCTGCTTAATTGTATCCTGAATATGCTCTATATCAATCCTTGAGCCTGACGTTGACTCCATATACCCATCCGAAACCCACCCTGAATAGTGTGCCATATCCTCACCAAATGTTCGTTCTTCTGGTATCCAGTATTTTGAAAAAAGATAATAGTCATCACCAGTTTTGAACAAATACATTTTGGCGGCAACATCAATCTTTGAAGCCAGATCCAATCCGATATAGCAAGGGTGATTAAGGAAATCAGACAAAGATATCTCAGGATCATAACACTTTTCCCATTCAACCATGTTCATCCATGCACTCCCGGCATTACTCCAGACATCGAGGTGCTTGCATTTTATAATATTTTGTTTTGTTTTATCCTGAAGGGCAATTTTGTGCTGACTGCGGAGAAATCTTTCTGATACTGAAACACCGCAATTGGGATTGGCTTTTTTCCAAACTTTGAAATCTGTGTAATCGTCATCCTTGTCTATCGTATAAATTACTGAGAATATTTCATCGTTTGATATCGTTCCATTTAAAATTTTCTCACATCGTTTCTGTAGAGAATAACATGGATATGCAGTATTTGTCCCGGCAGTAGTTACAACCCACATCATAGGCTGACTTCTTGCACCCATGCCTGTTTTCCCTGTATCGTATGAATCTGAATTTTTGGCTTCATGGAATTCGTCTTGTATCCAACAATGTGGGCTGGCTCCATCACCTGGCTTCCCGATAACCGTTTCAAATCGTGAACCAGAACTTAAAGAATAGATATTACCCGGATTTTTGTTTGTTCCCATTAATTCTATATCAAACCGATTCCTGTAATCAGACTCATGCTTTGCCATGAGCCAAGCTGGACGGAATACCTCAAATGCCTGTGCTTCTGATCCTGCTGCACTATAAACCTCTGCTCCCTGCTCACCATCAATAGAAAACATATAAAGACCGACTGCTGCTCCCAAGACACTTTTCCCATTTTTACGGGGTATTAACAAAAAAACTTCAGTATATCTTCTCGTGCCATCATCTTTCCTTATCCACCCGAACGGAATACCAAAACAAAAACACTGCCACGGCTCCAGCTTCAGTTTAGTCCCAGCCCATTTACCCTTTACATGGGATAGCAACTCAGCGAATGATAAAAACCTTTCGGATTTTTCTTTATCAAATTTATATGGGTATGAATCTTTCTTAGACCTTTCCAGATCATCCAGATGCTTTTGGCAAGCCTGCTGGACTTGGAGACAGACACTTATCTTGCCTGAAACACAATCTTTAGCGTATTTGTTCGCTTTATTCGATAGAGGAGTCTTCATTCAGCCTTGTATTCCATGCCTTAATTAGTTCTTCTATTCCAATCTCCCAATCCTCAACACCACCAGGGCAATCCTTGCAATAAATAGCAACTGAGTCTTGATGTAGTTTTAACCTTTCGCTACCACAAAACGGACATGGCTTTAATTTTCCCAGATATGTTTTCATACAATCCCCTAAGTTTAATTTTCATCAACCTTTTCGCAAACAGTTGGATAATTGCCTGCCCTATTAATAGTCCATGGAATTGTTTTGTCTAAACCAAACCTTTCTATTAAATCATCCCACCACTTTCTTTCTTTTTTTATCAATTCGTTTACACGGTTAGAATGATAATACATTGCAGTCTTGAACGTATTCTCTACGGATTGTTTATCTAAATGAATTTCGTCAATTTCCTTTAAATCTTTTGCCGTCAATCTTTTTTCGTCCATTTTTAATCTCCCATTTAATATTTATCAAAAAGATTAGTTTTGCCCGACTTCTTCTTCACAGAAATCTTTGACCTTGATGCAGGACTCATTCCAAACTCAGTCAGGAACTTTCTCGCACTGTCGTACTCTCTGGCAAGAACTCGCAGCAGCTTATAGATTTCATCCTGATCAATTTCCTCTCTAACTTTTTGTTCATACTGAAGGATTCTGCCCCAGCTTTGACAATAAAGTGCAAGGGATGCCCGATCCATTTCAGACAGCAGTCCCATTTTGTATAACTCTACCGATATTCGATTCCACTCTTTCTTGGCTTCATCTGACATAAACTTCGGTGGAGTAGGGATCTTTGGATCTGGGTGAGGCTCGTTCTTTGGCTGTCGGCATTTTTGTAAAGTTCCCTTTAGCTGCTTTATATTTGTTGGTAATTTAGGATTGCCCATGATTCGCTCCTTATAAGGTTCTCCAGTCACAATATCCGCAATCGTCACATGGATCGCTGATATAAATTTTGCACCTTGGACTATTGCATGGCCTTGTTAATAAATTGCTAACTTCTAAATATAAATCATCCACTCTCTTCTGGTTAATCTGCGGAGAATAAATATGATGAGTACCGCAACACCCAGCCTGTCCATTTTTTATATGCCCAAGCAAATCTTTTACTTTTCTAAGCGTTAAATATCCCATTTTGTAAACTCCTTAATTTGTTATGGAAAGTCTTTTTTTTCAGTAGTAATATGCCACCTGTTTTATCACTGGAATAGTCTTGTTCTGACATCTGTATACTCACAATCTTCTGCAATCAGTTCAATAGAATCTAATTCACGATCAGAAGAAAAGCCAAGGTCAGCACCGTCAAGATAGTCCCTGACTTTTTTATAAGCCCCATCCATCGTCTTTGCTACCACATAAGACTGATGATACTTAATTCCGCAACCGGTTCCATACATACCTTTCAGATTAACCCTAAATAACTTGTCATTTTTTACAATTCCCATCTTTTTCTCCCCTCAATAATCTCATGACAATCCCGGCACAAACCCATCATGTTCTGCGGATCTAACCTTAACTCAGGATAATCATCAACAGGCTTTTTGTGATGCACCAGAGTTGCAACCTTTATCCTTGAAGACTCAGCACACCTCGCACAAAGCGGATTCCTACGCAAAAACATTTTCCTTGCCCTCACCCATACAGAATCATACCCACGCTGATATGAATTGGGACGAAACTTATCTGACTCTCGCCATTTAGCCTTCTTCCTTGCTTCCATTATCGGCTTGCAGACAGAGCAATACGTTTCCCTCGTAAGGGTAGACTTGCACTTCAGGCACGGACGATTAGGCGTTATTGGCATGACTATGCCGTCTTCTTCTTCTTGCCCCGAATCCTGTCTTTATTCCATGTATAGCTCTTACAGGCAGGGCAGACCTTCGGTTTGGCTACAAGCGATATCCATTTGTACCCACATTTCTTACATAAACAACCCATCTTTTACTCCTTTTTTACTTCCGGTGCATTATTTTCACATTAACAATTTTCATTAAATCCAATACTGATTTTTGCATAACCGGATCATACAATTTTTCTAAATCAGGGCCGGTCACAGTTTCAATTTCGCCTGCTTTTAAAATAATTTCAGAAGTTCTCCGCCCTGGTATTAAATTTCTACCACCCCACATATCATGTTCAAAAGTAGAATAGTCATGCATTGTCATCGAATCAAAGAATGGATTATTTATAACATATCCGGTCTGACCATCTTCCCCATCGGTTATCAAGACAATCTTATCGCCTGCCCCAATAACCTTGAAGCGGTTATAAGAGTATAACATCTTCAACATCCATTTCCATGAGTTCTTCCAAACTTTTTTCTGCCTTTCTCAAACAGACCCTTATAGCACTTATCTCCCTTATCCTTTCGGCTAAAAGGTTTTCTATGGCAGCTTTATTTTCGGATTCAACTTGCTCATAAACTTTGTCTTTCAAATCTCTTACTTTCATTTTCCTTCTCCCTTTTAATTGTTTATATTTTACAACCTTCCCATTCTTTTCCGAATAGTGATACCTTTCATCCCAGATCTACTATCAGGCGTTCTAATCACCACGATGCCACCTGAACCGCTAATGGAGCCTCTGCAAGCACCCTTTCCGACAAAAATAAACCGTCCTTTAACCGTTTTTTCCTCACTTTACTTTTTGGCATTTCGCTCTCCCTTTAATCATTAATAAAACCGATACATATACATATCAACATACATTGATATCTGTCAAGCCATTTCATGAAAAAGTTTAAACTGCATCAGGGAAAATTTGTGCTGCGGAATCGGTATTTTCGTGAGAACTGGTATGATCAGCCCCGCCCCGCCCCTCCGGACACGCCAGGCTACATTTTTTGGAGCTACCACAATGTGACACCTACAAATTTTGGAGTACAATTTTTTGGAGCAAAAACATCATATTTTGTTGGCATCAAATTTTGTTGCCCGGATTTTTGCTGGTACATTTATTTCCTAATATCCAGGTATATTGTTTTCCATAATATCAACGGATATTGATATGCTTAATATCAATCTTTATTGAATTCCATAATATCCAGGTATATTGATATTCTAATATCAAGATGTATTGATATGACATTTTGCGGAGTTTTTGCCGAAAATTGTAATGGTTTATATTTTTCTGGGTTTTTTGTTTTTTTTGACTGGCTTTATATTTTGATCAAGATACCTGTATTTATTGCATATAAAATAAATATGTATAATATGTATATAATGGTATGAATATTGCTATACATTATAATATGAAAACAAAAACCCATAAAAAAAGGAAAACAAACATGAAAGATTTAACTGGAATAAACTATCCTAACAAAGATGACTATCAAAACAGTTTTTGGAATAATGACTATCGTATACTGGTAACGGCCCAAGGCTTTGAGTTCGTAGTCAATGCTGATTGCACCCAAGACGCAATAGATTATGTCATTGGCTATTGTGAAGAGCATTTTCCACATTTTCTCATGTCAAGAATAGAACAAGAGAACATAGAACATTATAATGATTATATCTCAGGCGGGAACCACCATAGATACTTCAATACTTATAACATTCATATTAAAAGGCTTTAGAAATGATAAAATTTTTTAAAAGAGTAGAATTATTGATCGATAGTTTGATTATGGCAATGGCAATTATAGGGTGCAGTTATATCGGCATTCTTGTTATTTACCTTATTATAGGGGGTTTTTAATTATGATTAAATTTTTTATTTGCAATGAATTAAATCGGACGTTTTATGTGAAGTATTTTATTGACTATGAGGAAGCCCGTCACTGGGTTATTAACCATCTTGATTTATCTTTGAACTGGAACTGCAAGGCAATAGCAGCATAACATCATAAAAAAAAGGAAATAAAACCATGAAACAGTCAATAACAAAATGGGATTTTCACGACGCTTTTAAAAATTATGACAGAGAAGACAATTTTACATATGAAGGCTTGAATGCTTTATATGATTATTTTGAAGATTATGAAGAAGAGACAGGCTGCAGTATTGAGCTAGATGTTATTGCAATTTGTTGTGAATATACTGAATATGAAGATCTTGAAGAGTTTCAAGGTCAATATGGCGAAGACTTTGAAACTATAGAAGATATTTATAACCATACTTCGGTCATAATGGTAAATGATGACAGTTTTATAATACAATACTTCTGATTAATTAAACATTAAATGAAGGCTATAAATTAAGGTTTATAGCCTTTTCTGAGTGTTTAACTAATAACCATAAACAAGGGGCGTGAACAATGAGAATACACAAAACAAAAGTTTATCAGTTTAATGAATTGAGTGAAGAATCAAAAGAAAAGGCATTAGAAGAAAATAGAGACTATTATACCGAATTCGATAGCTATGAATGGATGCAGGCAGATGAATATTTGTCTGAAGGCTTTGAAGCAAATGAAACTGAATTCACTGAAGAAGGAAAAATATTTTAATTGAAGTTTTTGAAAGTAATAAAATTTTAACAAAAAATCCGGTAATTAATTTTGCCGGATTTTTTTATTTTTTGAATCGGATCATAATTTGATCAATCCTGTTGACCTGGATCCTGCTGGGATGTTTCCTGTTGACCTGGATCCTGCCAGCCCAAAAACCTGGGAACCTGGGTTTGAATACCACCCTGTGGTAGTACCACCCTGTGGCAATGCTACTTTGTGGTAGTATCACTCTGTGGTAGTCAGAATTTTTTTCAGTCGGATTGGTATGCAAACCTCTACGGTTGGTAAATTCTCCTACGGTCGAAAATTTTTCAGACAGACCTCTACGGTTTTTAATTTTGAACCATATCAAGGTGGTTCACATTTTGCCGGGTGGTTTTTGATTTTCAAAATTGTTCCGATGGTTTTTAATTTCTGGGCTACCTTTGGGTGGTTTTTAATTTTTCAGACAGGTCAGGGTGGTTCAGATTTTTATCAAACATGACAATTTACGGAGATTTTGCCAAAAATTGTAACATTTTAAATATTCTTTTATTCTGCTAAGCTTTGAAAACCCTATAAAATGGGCATTGTTATTATTTTACTTCTTGGCACGGGATATGCAATACATCATATGTATATGAACATTAACTTAATTTAAGGGAGAGCAAAATGGAATTCAAAAGAAATCTAAAAAGTTTAGACAACAAAACAGGCGAAAAAATCAGAAAAGAAATCAAGGGAGTCCTGACTGACCATGAAAAATATCAGGGATGCTATTTCTGGACTCAGACAGGCAATGCAAGCTCAAGACGTAGACAAGAATTTGATTATAATCTGGTTTTTAATTTTAATGGAACTAAATATGAAATCAATCAGTCCTTGGATATATCCTGTAAAAATTTTTACTACAGACTGAACATCGAAAAGAATGGCAAAAGGTCAAACATCAGAGCAATCAAATCAATTATATAAGGGAGATGAAATGAAATTCACAACAGAATTACCGAAAGGCATGGTTCAATGGCTCAAGGCACAGAAAAATCCAGTTGGAATTATTATGCTGGCTTTGTCAGAATATAGGCATAAAAGGGCATTACCTCTCACTTGTGATGATTTCAAGTTTGGTGATATGGTTCAGAGCAACGATGAAAAATATGTAGTTGTTGGAGTCCAACCTAACAACGGCAGACATGGTTCTATTGTTGTATATAGTGATAATTCTTTAATTCCAACAGTCTTTTCACCGGAAGAACTTACGATAATTAAAAGGAGCAAATAAAAAATGACTCAAGATGAACAGGATATAATAGATGCTTTGTTTATCGTGATTGATGAATTTGAGAACAATCCTATTCCTGAAAACAATGGAACACTTATCGAAATTCTGCATGAACGCATTGAAACAATAAAAGGTTAACCCAAATGCCCCGGTAATCATGCCGGGGCTTGCTCAAGCCAGAATCTTTCTGATCAGATGCCTGCATGTGCCGTGGTGCGTGTCAGTATGGTTGATAATTTCTCATGCCGTGTGGTATGGTTTTCGATTTTTTGCATACCTGTCTTTTGATGTCCGTTGTCACCTATACCAGATTGCTTTAAAACTTAGTCTTTCTCTTGTCATTATCAGGTAGGCTAATTACCGGGAGCCTGAAGAACCGCACCAGCTATTTTGGGATGGTTTAGCCAAACCACTATATTGTTTCCAATATAGATACTTATTCATCCAGATTTTTGACCAATAAAACTTAGGATGCTGTTAAAAGGATGTGACATTTTGCCTGTTTTATCTTGGTAACCGAGTTTTACAGACCAAGATAGTCCGACATCAAAGACCGACAAGAGAAATAAAAAAGCTCCACAAACCATTTCAGGCAGATGGAGCTTTATGGGTTTTTGGACTCCTGCTACGGATACGACTTTTAAAAAAGGCGTGAACCCAAAATTGTAATTGTTATTTTTAATCCGTAGCATATTAACAATATATTGTTTTTTAGATATAATGTCAAGAAGGATCTGGTTCACCCTTCAACTCAAGATAGCTCATTCCGTTGCCAGCTATTCTTGGGTCAAGATTTTTAATGATATTATTGCGGTAATCTTCACACTTGGCTGAACAATATCCATTTACCCGGTTCCCGATATAATCAACACCAAGATAATATTTGAAGCATTCCTTGCACCTTTTGACCTTATGTTTCATTAAAATTCTCCCTATGGTTTTCGATTCCCAGGCACACCCTGGGCGGTTCAGATTTTTTAAAGAGGATTATAATCCCCGTTAATTCTACTGTGGTTTCTAATTTCTCACGCACATTCGGGTGGTTCACGTTTTGTTGGATGGTTTTTAATTGCCGCCATGCGAGATCCACCACCAATTCTTACCCCCTCTCCAACCTTCCCAGTTTCTGATTAAGCTGATTATGAATAGTGTTATTATGGTTCCAAAAAATACCCATACGATTATTCCTGTTGTCAACAAAACTGATCTGATTATCCATACTATGGTTTCCATTTTAATCTCCTTTTAATTCATTGTCCAGATCTGTGATAAGCCCGACAATCAAACATGGGTTTAACGCAGAATCCGCACCAAATAAAGTTGCGACAATTCAATATATTAGCTGCTTCCTCTTCCAGTATTTTTAATCGTTTCCGGTTATTTTCTTTGACATATGCAGCGTGTATTTTCCTCTGGCATTTCTTGCAGTGCTTCTGTTTTGTGATTGGTTTATAACCCTGATATTCCTGTTCACACATTTCACATATCTTTGTTATGAATTTCATTATTCTCCTTCCAGTAAGTGTTTATCCTGATAAATATTTCCAATAACTTCATCCTCAGACAAAGTATCCCCCATCCCAAAAATTGAATCAACCGACTCCCTGCCTGGATCTTTTATCACAAAGCTGCCGTCTTGGAATCCGATGCTGTAGATGAAAGAATGATTGAACACATCGTCTGCGGTTGCTTTTAGGATATCACCATCGTATATCTCTATTCCTTGTCTGTCCTTAAATCCTGTGCATAGCATTAAAGAACTTGTTGGATATAATCCTGGGAACCCAAGTGGATTATAAATCATACTTCCTGTTGTTTTGTCGAATGCTCTAAATTTCATTTCCATTATTTTCTCCTTTATTTAATTTAACCCATTAGCCATATTCCACAAAGTCCGTCTTATCTGGTTCTTTTTTTCTTTCAATGGTTTCTGTTTTTTGAACTTTGCTATGCGATTATAAAGCAAAGAAACAGCATTATTGAGTTCTCTGCACTCTTTATGGAGTTGAACCGGTCTTCCGGTTCTTTGTTTGGATGAACCTTCTATTTTTAAACCGCAAACATAGCAAACAACATCTTCCATATACACCTACCCTTACCTTTTTTTAAAATTGCCGTTTAGACGTACTAAACTGTTTTTGGCTTATCAGTTTTCTCAAATTCAGTTACGAAAACCATAGGATTTGCTTTCCAAGAAATATCAGTTCCATCTTTTCTGGGTTTGCCGTTGATTGAATCCCATAACCGAAAAAAACTTGTATAAGCGTTCGGAGCATATACGTCATAACCTCCTTGTTTAACACCATAAAAAGCCTGGCCTGACATTGTGCTGTACGGTTCCATAAGTCGTATTCCCTCTGCCAAGGCATCCTCTTCAGAAATATCCTGTAACCTTTCCACTCTGATATCCTTTACTTTTAACCAGAGTCTCACTGCCCATTTAGGTACATGAATTGATGGAGTCCATTTTAAGCCATAATCCCTCATGGCACTCTCTCCATGCCCATCTGCTTTATATGAAACATATCTTAAATCGCCATCATAGTCTTTGACACAAGAATCATCTGGATTAGCGAATCTTTTTGGTGCAATACAAGTTGTTTCCCGAACCCAGAGGATAGATCCCTTTTCCCCATATGGGCATCTAAAATATTCTGGTTCACAATATTCATAATCCCAAAAATATTTTCCTATATTCTTCTTGTTTGCTTTTTGGGTTGTATCTAAAAGGGTATTGAGCCTGTAATAAGGTTCTGGTGGTTGAATTTTACAGACCCTTCTTGTCTGGGTTTTCCTTCCATCTAATATGGCCCTCACCATTTCAGGTTTAAATAAAATAGGGTGTTGTTTCATTTTCTCTCCTTCACATAAATTTCACCAGCTTCCAAATAAAAATCAGCTATCCTTGGAACCCAGTGTGTTGCTTTCTTGCCCCTTACCTTTTTCAGCTTTCTCCATGCCCAGATTTGCAGTTTGCCACCGTTTTTAAGCCACTGCATGGTATTGACCCTCTTTTCATCTCTGAGCTTCCTGATATGTTTCATGTAGTCACCTGACCCACCACAACATTGGATACCTACAATCCCATTATCCAACACAACCAGATCAATTATGGAAAATAGATCTTCATTATGACCTCTTGGATATTTCTTAGATGGTGGAAACCATTTCTCGCCTTTGTCATAACCGATGCCTCTGACCAATCCTTTGAATCTTAGGACTTTGGTTGTTCTTTCGTATGGAGTCATAATTTATCCTTCACAAAAGATTGTTTTGCCAGCACAAATACCATCACAGTGTGAGCAGTAATTTATTTCAGGACTCGTTAACCTGTATTCCCATAACCCATCCGACTCAACACCCCTTCTCTTTTTATTCACAATATAACCACCAAACCGCTTCTTCCTTAAATGTCTTAATTGAGCGGAAATTGAAGCCTGTGGGTCTTTGGTTAAAAAATTAATTTCATCTAATGTTCTCCAATTCCCGTCAATCATAACTTCATAAATTCTACCAATTTGTTTTGTTAATCTTTTATGATCTAATTTCGGGTCATAGTCTGGGCCATTAAAATGAGGTTCTTGTGCCATTATTTCTCCTTTTTTGGATTATAGTTTTTAATCAACATCGCAACCATTTCATCAACTGTTAATTCTGAATGAACGAATATATAAAACTTTTCATTTTCACCATGAAACATTTCTGTCATCTTTAAAATCGACAACTTTACCATCACCGCAACCACCAACTAATAAATATTTCATATAGCTATCTCCCTTTCCCTTAAAACTTCAAATGCCAGTGTATTTCCAGACATTGCATAACGATTTAATGTTTCATCATCCATTCTCCGAAACTTTTTAAGATTCTCTTCTTTTGCATGTTGATTATCTTCAGATTCTGCACCATAATTTGTTGGCAAGAAATCAAAACAATAATCCTCATTTAACCCATAAAAGTTTGCAGGATTTTTCCGGTACTGAGGATCTTTTGGCATGTCGTTTTTATAATTACGAAAAGCAGAAATTAAATACCTTTCAGTTCTACCACGATTAAGCCATGTTTCAATATTTTTAACTGACCTTTGTTTGGTCTTTAGCTTTGGTTGAATTTCGGCAAGATATAGTGAATATATTTTTTCTGCGGTTGAATTGTAATTGATTTTTGGAACTGATTTTGGCTTTTCAGGATCTGGTATTTCTTCTATGTCTTTTGTGTCTTTTGTGTCTTTATTATTGTTTATGTTTATGTTTATATCTTTTAGGTGGGTATCTATAGCCTTTCTGATTTCTGGATAGCCTATGTATAGGCTATTGGGTTTATTTGTTTTATCCTTTAAAAACAATAAGATACTCTTTGGAAACCTGAATATTTCATTTTTAATAGCAATCATCATCTTTGGGTTCGGTTTCTGGTATTTTAGGAAATTTGTAACAATAATATGGTTATCAACCCAAAAAATCTTGTCTGCCTGTGAAAACAATTTGATGGTTTTTTCAAGCTGTTTTAATTCTATTTCTGTATCAAAACAGATCCTTTTTTTTGTGATAGGATATACCCCAGACAAAGATACCAACTCATTTGTTATGAAGTATAAGAACATGGCTTTTTCTTGAAGCGTTAATTCTTCTATAAAAGGATCACTCCAAAAACCACTGTTAATCAGTTTGTTTTTAGCCATGACTACTCCTTTATAAAATTTTCAATAGCTTCCATGACCTCTGTATTTATCCGGTCTTCTTCATTTAATTGAATTATAAAATAAGGGTAAGTGACCCCTGAAAGATAGTTTTTATGAAACCACTTAAAGGATCTACCCTCTGTTCTCATTTTTGCCTTAAATCTCTGTACTTTACTTTTCATTTTATCTCCCTGTTTGTTATTCTATAATAATAATCTATACCGATAAAAAAACAAAGTCAATGTTTTATTTATAACCCAAATCGACCAGCTTTTCTTCTTTTTGTGGTAGCATTATTTTCCCCCCAGATAACTTTCAATAGCATCCAAGACATTACTCTGAATCTCCCCAGTGTGAATCTGCTGCTGGAAATAAGTGAAATTTAATTGCTTGCGTAAATATTTCCTGTGGAACCATGAGAGCGATTTTCCAGATTCTTTTAGCTTTTGCTTGAAATCTTCTATCATATTATCTCCTTTTTAATAATCAATTCTCCACTATCAATTTTGGTATGGCATCCAAACCCACACAGCAAAGCGAGATTAGATAATTCATCCCCACCACCAGCACCTCTTGTCTTGATATGGTGCGGGGATGCTTCATTCCTTTTCAATAACCTTCCACACCCCTGACATACATGGGCTTCCCTATCATAAAGTTCATCAACCCTTACTGTCCATGCCTTAGACGGCTTTTTGAGTCTTTCTATGTCTGGTTTTGGATTGCCTATCATTATTTCTCCTTGGTTAATCTTAATATATTATATAGATTAACGACCTTTATAATTTTTGGCCGCATTTTTTCTGCAAATTTTATCAGCTTCTTTAAGGTTTTCACCTTGCAAGATAATTGCTAAAATTTTATGAGCATATTTTTCATCCTGATTGCACACGATGTATTTATTATCAGGTAAATCAAGCTGCTTTAAGGCTTCAAAAAAAACGTCAACATCATATTCTTTGTTCAATTCATCCAAATGTTTTCTATTTATTACAATAAATTTTTCTTTAAATTCTGCACTCATTTTTTATTTTCCTTCCATTATGGTATATACATCATTTAGTTGTCCGGCTAATAGGCTCACTGACGCTATATTTTACCGTATTGACAAGACTCATCGTCTTTAAAAAACTCACAAAGGCTACCCTGGGGGCAGTTGCAGACATTGGACGACTGGTTGAAATAATTAAGGGCCGTCGTGTAGGCATCAATACTGCCCTGACAGATACCGGCAAGATAGGTGTTTCCATCGCCGTGGTGTTTTTTCTCGGAGGCCTTCCAATACTTTAAATCTCTTTCAATCTGTTCTTTAATTTCCATAAGTCCGCTCCAATATTATGATAACCGGTGTGGGAGAGAACTGGTTAGCCCCATTGCGTACCAGCCCTGTTGCTTCACGCACAACATTTCACCCTGTTTTACCCCTCCCACATCCGTGTTCATTATTTTATTATGTGCAACCCTGTTGCCCCATTCTCAGGCCCATCCTGATCCGAATTGCTTCAGACAGCAGTGTGTTATCCGTTAAATACATCATTTAAAATAATTAAATCTCAATCTCAACAGTACGTCTAATTTCACCATCTGGCCCTTTGTATCTCCGCATTCTGATGAACTTCTTCAGCCCAAATATGAAATCAAATTTCTGCCTATATTTCTTGCACCCGTCTGTGTTCCTTGGCAAGCTGTGTGTTACCTTTGAATATGCCCAAAAGCTCTTATCGTTTTTATTTTTGGATACACCTATCATTTCACACTCCAATTCCACTCAGTTTCATTCGGCAGCATCACAAGTATATTCAATTCCATGCTTGCGAATCGCCTGACATTTTCCAGATATTCTTCCATCTGCTTTGTGTTCAGTCTTGTTGTTGACTTGACAAATTTTTCTCCCAGATTTTCATAACTCAAGAATTGTTTCTGCATCAACTGATGGATTTCCTCTGGCAGATATCCAAGCTCTGCACCGATTGTTTTGTAGACTACTCCCCACATGTACGCATTCTGCTTTTGGGATCTGGTCATTTTGTTATCAGGCATACCAGCTTTAAAAGCGTGTTCACGGATTAGGTCAACCGCTTTTCTATGGTACTGCATTTTGGTTAATGGGTGCTTGGTTTTATATTCTTCAAAAATCATATCTTATACCTGTAATTATTCCACCCCTCTGCAATGGTTTTATATTTTCGCCATGAGAATGTATCCATAAACCGCTTAAAAGCTCTTGCCCTCTTGCTTGCCTTTGTCTTGCCAAGGTATGGCATTATGTATGGGTCAAATTTATACTTAATGATTTTTTCGCATCTGTAGAAATCTTCTTCAAGCGTTGTGTCATATCCGCATAGAACATAAATTCTGGTTCTAAGTTTATACTTTCGAGCAATTTTTAATCCTCTGATCATCAAGGCATCATCCTGTATTCTGTCCCATGCAAAGAAACACCATTTCAGCCACTTGGTTTTTTTCAGAGCCTCTGCCTTTTCTTCATCAAGCAACCTTAAATCATACCCATTAGCATCCTCAACCGTTAAATCTGCATCCCATATTTCTTCAAAGGTTTCCTTCCATCGTGGATCTTGGAATGTGTTGTTATTGAGGAGCAAAATGTTTTTAAATTCAGAATTATGAAATTCCCAGATGCTATGATGCTCAACGTCTGGATGAACCATTTTCGGAACATAACAAAAATCACAGGTGTTGAAACATGGTCTAAAAGTATATCCTAGACTGAAATTATACCCGTATAGATCATAATCGGGTTTCATCTCATTGATATAATCAGGAAGAACACTTCCGCTAAAAACTGGGCCACCATATTCGTCTGCCACAAATTCATTTTTATTTCTTTCATACAGGATTGAAGCATAGGTATAATCAGCAGGAAAAATAGGGGCATTAAGCATTACTTCATCGCATTCAGCTTTGTGGTATGCAGATATTTTCATCAGAGCAAGATTGTGATGTGGGGCATCAGAAAGTAAACTTATCTTCATAGCTCAATTCCACCAACTTTAAAAACAGCAACAACATCCTTCAGCCCTTCTTTAAATTTAGCATGAAGTTCTATTGCCTCTGGTGTTTGGAGATAAGGAGTATGAATTTCAGAAACGAATGTTAAAAAATCATTGGAAACCGTTTCAATTATTTTCTGATCAGCCACAATAAGCTTCGCCCGTTTCTTATCCTTGGCAAGTTTGGCTTTACGCAACTTTTCAGCAGCTTTCAGGTCAGCTTCCTTGGCTTTTTCAAAAGATTCGTCCATAATTAATGCTTCTGGGATAAGAGATTGTCGGTATTCCATTAATTTCTGAGCCTGCTCTTGTGCCTCTATCTCTTTCTCCTTCTTCCTGAGTGCAGCAGCATCCTTTTTGATCTTATCCTCTTTAAAACGCAATTTTTGAGCCTTTTCAGCAGCTTTTTTATCTTCAGCCGCTTTTTCCTTTTTTCTGACCTTTTCGGCTTCAGCCTGTTTTTTTGCAAATTCAGCTTTTTCATCAGCAAGTTTTTTGGCAGCAGCTTCATTTTCTTTTCTGATTTGCTCCTGCCGTGCCTGTTCATTCTCAAAAAGAATCCGGGCAGCAAGTGCTTCACCAGTTTTAACAATTCCATCGGTGAGCATATCGAGTGCATCTGGTTCCCGTTCCTGAAATTCATCTGTGATTTTGATATTCTGGAGCTTGTCAAGGTCAACCTGAATGTCTTTTGCTGATCTGTTATAATTAAGGCCCAACTCACACTTGCTTTGAAGATCTGTCATGAGATAATCAAGTTGTGCTTGCCGTTCAATTTCAATGTTAGCTTCTCTCTGATCTTCTTCATCGAGCATTTCTTTAAACTTCTGTTCGTAAGGAGCCAATGGCTCAATCAAATCCTTGGCTTTGGAGTTGACTGTGGATACAAAATTCCTTGCCTCAGTTCCAAGCTCCCTTCTCCGCTTATCAGTCTTGGTTCTGGCTTTTTTGAATTTCATATACACGGTGTGAATTTCTTTGTAAGAATCCTTATCGCCCGGAATCAATTCAAGGCCGTCATATTTTTTAATCATGTCAGTTACTGATTCTGGTGTCAGGTTAAATTCGATTACGGCAAAATCTTTTTTGGCAATTTCTATCACGTTTGCTGGTTGGTTCATTTTGTTCTCCCTTTTTTAAGTGTAAATTCAATATCATTAAACTTCTGTTTTAATTTTTTTATATCTCTACTTTGGTCTTCAACAACGTACCTAACAATTCTTGAATCAATGTTCTCATATTTTGATAACCACCTATAACCTCTCAAAAACATAACTTTTGCAAAATATTTTCCAGTTAAATCACCCATTCTGATTGATTGCTCCCTTCAAAATATTCTATGAAATCGAAATATTGTTTTCCCTTGCCTCTAAAAAATCCTGTGCCATCCACAGAATCAGCACCTATTGACTCAGCCCATCGTAAACGTGATTCAGTTGTAACTCTTCCAATATGCAACCAAGGCGTTATACCTTTAAATTTTTCTGATGTAGATATTTTCCAAACAGTAGAGCCACCAACAAACACCGCATCTGCTTCTTTCGGCACATCACATGGTTCATGCCCATCCTGAACAACAAATGCTAATTTGAAACCAAAATCAGATATTCTCTTATTATGTTTATGCCATCTTTTGTTAGTGGCTTCTGCATCAGCGACAACATCAGGAACGCATACCCACAATGGTTTTCTTCTCATTAATGACACTTTCCTCAACATAAGATAAAATTCTTTTTCGTCCCACCTTGTAAAACACCCATTATCAAGAGCAAATGGCAAATAAAATGGTGGTTTTTTATATGAGAATGGTGTGTTTAGAGTTCCAACCTTGCCGGGGTATTTACCAGCGAAATAGTGAACTATTCCGCTCATGTTGTTTGCTGGCATTATCATCATCCGCTTATCCTTTTTTAAGCTTTCAGTCGTTCAATAAGGTCATCAACCTCCCTGTTGAATAACCAGACTGCTGTTTTGATTTTTGATATTAGATCTTCGTTTCTTTCAACTTTTATAATCAGTGGTGGAAGATCCGGGTGGTAAGAGAAAAAGTGCCACACCTTCCATCCAGTAACAAATAAGCTAAATTGGCACTGCAAAGAATATTCTGTTGGAAGTTTGTTCTGGTCAAGGTATTTAACCTGAGTCGCAGGGATAACGCTTTTGACTTCCAGACCTTCTTCTTTATCCACAACGATTGAATCAGGGCTACAGTGATATCTTGCATTGGTTCCCGGCTTGATCAAAGATACTGGTCTTGTTTTAATGCCAGTTATGAAGTTAAAGGCGTTGATGGTTTCTTCTTCTCGCTCTAAACCCTCTTCCATATGTTTATTGGAATAAGTTTCTGTCTTTGCCCCGGTCATTAATTCGGCAGCCATCTGATACATGTAGGCTTTTCGCTGAGAAGATGCTTTCCCTGTACTGGTTATTATTTTGGATACACTTGAGGCTCCGATTGAGCCAATCCTGTGAAGATTCCATTCAGGTGTTCCCTGCTCTCCATCGATTATTTCAATTGGCATTTTTTGACCTCGCTTTCAAAGCTGCTTTAGCCTTGCCAAAATTAGCAGCATGGATCTCTTCAACCGTTTCGCACCCTGCCATTTTCAGGAATTCTTTTTCGGTTAAACCTTTGATGCTTTCGATGGTTTCACGGATTTCGATGCACTGTTCTTCGGATAGGCATTTGATTGACTCTGATGCCTGTCCATCATCATCTTGATCCTCAGTTGCAAGCCCTGTCAGGGCAAGAATTGTGTACCTCTCAAGGTAGGATATAGTTGAACCAATTGCCTGAATGCTGTTCTTGTTACCGGTATTATCCGATGCAGCAAACAAGGAAGTGCTTTCACTATGCCCAAGTTCATGGGTGATAGTACAGGTTACCTTTACACCCTTCTCTGTCTGGTCTAAGGGCCATGCTGCTGAAAGGCCATATTTCCCCATCGCTTTGCCGATCTTAGATGCAACATTTCCAAGGCTTGCATGGGAATAACTTGTTGTTCCTGACCCCGGCTTTTTCCCTTTGTAACCAACTTTTTTGTCTTTCATTATTACAGGGGGATCTGCCTTGAACAATGCCATTGCTTTTGTGTAAGCTTTTTTGGCTTGCATTGCATCATACTTTTCCTGTAGGGCAAGCATCTTTTCAAGATTATCAATGCTGCCACCATTTGCCAAAAAACTCTGTGCAAGCTCAAACGGCCCTGCCTGAACTGGTAAGTTTTCTTCGCTCACAACCAACACTTTTTTTTCAACCATTCTTATTCTCCTTTTTAATGTTATTGTTTATATATTATTTACTGGAATACTGTTTCATGTTTTCAATTGCCTTATAATCAGGATGTCGATAGTTTTTTAAAAATTCTGGCATTTTGGCAAGTTTGCCATTTTTTGTAGCCTGAACCCTTGTTCCGATATCTGGTTGATTTGTAAATGTATCTTGATATTCTTCAAGTAAGGAAGCCATTTGGTTCTGCCAATCATCGGGCATAGAGTGCATTAAAACTCTTGGAATAGTTAAAAAACTGGCATAACTCAATTCAAACCATCCCCATAGTCTTTCTTTTCCATCTTGGTCATCACATTCAAGCATTGCCTTTTTCAATTCTTCCCTGGACAATAAAACTTCAACCGCATCAATACCTTGATCAGTCATAACAGTAATTGAAACACCTTCGGTCTTCTTTTTTCCATCACTGATGGTGCATTGATTTTGCTCTATGATTGATTTGTCGCTGAAAATTTTCATATTTCCTCCATTAAACTAAACACATCGCATTGTTATATTATTTAGCGGAGTCTGATTTTGTCGGGCTTAATTCTTTTAACCATTCTTCCGAAAGGTCTAAAAGCTTATTCGGAAAACTTTGTATTTGCTCATTGTTAATGATTTTCGGCAAAACAATTATTGCTGCAATCTGCTTTGTTGATGGAATAAATGTGTTGATTGCCGATACAAACAATATCAATACGCTAAGAGAAATAGCTGTTATTACAGACTTTTTTATATATTCTTTTTTATCTTCACCGATAATATATATAGAGCAAACCATAATCCCAACTAAAAGGATCATTCCTGTACCGAAACAAAATCCGTTTAATAAACTCTTAATATCATCTAATTTCACAAGCCAATACATATCCATTGTTGAAAAGTTCATTTTACTCTCCTTTTATTCGCCTAAATACATCATTTGTTTGATTTTTCCTTGAATGATCCACACCACCCATACGGGTCAATCGCTTCATCGTTTTTCTTACACCATGTGCAACTGGGATTCTTGTGTTTGCAATCTTTGCAAGTTCCCTTTTTATTCTTCTTCATAATCGTCCCCTTGTTCCGGTATGCTATCCGGGCAAACAGCCCCATTTGGTTTTTCACAATCCCCCCAATTCGGGCCACCCTTTATTTCGTATGGGCAGCCACATCCGTTAAAAAGTATTAAACCATTACACATATCATGCTCCTTTTTTAACTTTCTTTCTTGCTGTTTTCCACGAGGTAGACTTACAATTTGGGCATTGAACTGGTTTCCCTTTAGGCTTCCTTGAATACCATTCATGTTTGCATTTTAAGCATTTACATTTTTTCAAAACTTGCTCCTTTTGTTAAAATTAAAAACATTCGATAGCTATATCTACAGCCATCTTACAGAAAAGTCAATAGTTTATTATGATAATATTATTTTTATCTTGACTTTATGTTTTGGAAAAATTATAAGTAAGACACTTTAAACATTAAATAAGGAGTGAATATGGAAGATTCATCAGTTAAAAGGCTTGGCTTAATCCTTGCTGTCCAGGCTGAGATTGAAGGGATGAAAGTTGAGAATTCAATCTTCAAGCATTCTCATGGAATTGATCTATATGATAAAGAAGCTTTTCAAGCCAAAGCTGAAGAGCTAAGAAACATTGCCTGTTGCCATGAGAGTCAATTATGAATGAGCTTTTTTATAGGCTGGATAGTTTGAGAATTTACCCAGAAAACTTCCATGAAAGATGTGTAAAGGAAATTGAAAAGTATATTGAGGAAAAAACAACCAAACTCAAGGCAGATGTTGAGGAATGCTGGGATATTCTCAATGGTATAAAACCACCACCAAATAGGATTCAATGATGAAATACACAGAAAAGCAAATTGACATTGCAATGGGCATAATTAGTGGCAGAATTAACCCTGATCTTGATTTGAAATATCTTGAAGATGCCCAAGGGCTTTATAATGGTGAATTAAAAAGCATGATAGTTGGTGGAGAAGGAAACCCAGGCACTCATGCACATTATAGACAAGCTGAAAGAATTTTAATGCATTTGATAAGGGATAAACCATGAAAAAATATTTATACCACAAATTCATAGCCATATTGTTGTGGCTTCATGACCATGTGTATCTGCCTGAATGGATCTACAAAAAAACCTCACCTTTTTATATCACCCCTTTCCCAGAACCACCGAAAAGAGGCACTGAAGATTTTGGAAAAATGGCAGATGCTTTTTTAGGTGGTATTGAAGAATGGCAAGATCGATGTCAAATAGCAAATGATTATGTGGAAAAGGAGAAGAAATGAAACCAAATGAGATATATTTATTCACAGGTATTTGTTTCATTTTATTGGCTGCATACATAGCACCAACTTTTTGTCATGAGCCAAAGGTTTATACTGTTAGGCTTGAAGATAAATACTGGCATGATTTGAAGAAGAAATATATGCCACTTGAAATGATTCCTTATGACCCACCACCCCCTTGGAAAATAAGGGATCGGACTTTAACCCGAAAATATTGGAGATGAGATGAACCCAGCAGCCGTTTATATTCAAACACACACGCAATGCAATTCAAACTGTTCAATATGCCCACATCCCAAAGCTTATAGCGAATTTGGAAAGCAGAGAATGGATTCAACACTATTTTATGAGATTATGTGCGATTTATCATCATGCAACTATGGTGGTGTTATCGGATTATTTCTCCAGATGGAGCCATTAATGGATGATAGGATCTTTAGTTTTGTCAGGCTTGCAAAAGAGTATTGCCCATTTGCTATAATTGAAATTTCCACCAACGGGATTTTACTGGAAGACAACATGGACGAACTCAAGGCATCCCCGGCTGACAATATTTATCTGAATTATGGCTCGATTAAGTATGGTTCAACTCCAGCCAAAGTGATTGATATGGTCAATGAATTAGCAAAACACAAATATGTTATCATCAACAATCCGATGATGGAAGAAGACAATATTTCACACCTGTTCCCCGGTTGCAGGGTGGATAACTTCTGGGTTTCAAATCGTGGTGGGAATCTTGATAACATCAAGCATGGTCAAGAAACCAGATTTGCAAAAAGAGAATGCAGACAATTAAATATCGTTGCTTCTGGTGATGTGATCCTGTGCTGCAACGATTACATGAGGGAATATGTTTTCGGGAATGCAAAAGATGAGAATATAATTAAAATCTGGAATGAGATTCCGAAACATTTCGATTATCCTATTTGTCAAAAATGTATATGAATATTATACTGTGCCTGTAGATAATAATTTTCCCCCAGCAGCTTGAAGTAAATTAACGCAAGCTGTTGGGTGGACTGTCCAAGGTCTGACAGAACCCCAGCTTAACGCCTCTGCAATCGGAGTGATAAGTTCTTCTGAGCAAAATGTTTTATCAGGATCTTCCTTAATAAATTTATATCTGAAATTCACAATCCCTGCCCAGTCATAAGGCTTTTTATTTTCACAGGACTTAACATAATGAGCGATGCAATATTCCCATTGCAGCCTTGTCATTTCAAGACTCCATATTTCATAAGGAGTCCCCGGTGTATGAGCAGCAAAATTTGAATAATCCATCCATGATTCTATCCTACCAGAATGGGGCCATTGTTCGCATACCTCAACCTTGTCGAGATATACCTTTTCTGCTCTTTCATCACCAATAAGTTGCCTGATATATTCCCTTTCCTCGTCACCGATGAATACAGCAGAATGAGAATATGGCCCTGTTTGATTCTGGATTACTTTTGAAACCGCAGATTTACCGAAAAAGTGTGCTGATTTTAATTTCATTTTTTAGCCTCAACCCCTTTATCAAATAAACTCAATAACAAATCGAAATTCCCTGTGTATGCAGCAGCACCGATAAGCGATAGAATAATCACAGTGAGACATCCCATCGCAAACATCTTAGTTGCTGGCTTTAAATCTTTAAGAAACTGTACAAAGTCTTTTAAAATTTGCATTTTATTCTCCTTTGCGTGACATTAATTCTTTTGGTTTATCATGATCATCATCATTGTGAACAAAAGTTGGATAAACAACAAACCTTGTTATGCCAGCTCTCATTAATCCAGTAACAACCCTATATCTTATGAATGAATTAGGTGTATCAATATCAGTTGCACAACCTTTAAGATGGCTTGACGTTGGTGTTCCTTTTTCTTTTTTGTTATGTTCTAAGCACCTTACTGCTGAATTAACATTAAAAGGAACCTCAGCGTATCCTCTTGCTTGGTCTAATTTCAAAAGATAATCTTCATCCATATCCTTATAACCAAGGCCACATTTTCCACATTTACATTGGAATTCATTTTCTTTAAAGAAAATCATTCTGGACATATATCCTTAATAGCTCTTGCATTGGAATGGATGATTTTTGTATTCTTTTTTACCAAATCAGAAGTTTCCTGAAGATGGATGCCAGTTTCTTTTAGATTGGCTTTGGTTTCTGCTAAGTCAACCCTGTTAAAACTAACTGTCCCAGCCATTAATATCATTACTGTTGCCATGAGACCAAAGAACCACTTAAAAGTGCTTGACCCCATTTTAGAATTCATCATTCCTAATCTTGATTCGCATTTCAGATCAACATTAGTTGTCCATTTGTCCATTTTGTCATAAATCCTGATCTCAAAATCTTCTCTTTTCTTTTCCCTGTCATCAAGTTTCTTACAAATTAGCTTAATGTCTTTTGAGTGACCAATCAACAATTCCCGGTCTGATCTGTTTTTAATGTGGTCTGAATACCTTCTTGATAGTTCAACTTCTTCTGGATTCTCTGGTTCAGCATTCATGGCATCCTCTTTTTAAAAGTTTACATCACTATATTAATTATATCCTAATCTCATTAAAAACAATTTCATTACAGTTTGAAATCGGTGGTACATTCCCATAGGGCCAAAGCATATAAGCACTCTGGGAGTCATAAATCCAAGCCTCATTTTTATCATTCAATATAAAGAGCAATGCGTGAACTCGATCTGTCATGCTTGGATGAATCAAGGTTACTTTAGCGTATCCTACGGAAAGATCACCGTAATTCCATTTAGAATACCAACCCACGGACATCTCTGCAAAATCTATACATACTGTTTGTGGGGCTTCATAGAGGGAGAACCTGGATGGGTCTGCGGTAACTAAATCTTGCATCCTGTCTTTTGGTACTAATCTGTATGAGTCTCTTAACGTTTCTAAATCAAGAGGGTGTATTCCTGTGACCCTTCTTATATTGTTCCTCAAAACATTAACTGGCACTGTCTGGAGTTTCCCCAAATCAGGTACAGGAGGATTAAGAATATCAGCGTAACCTTGAGGCTTGAACATTGACCAATCCCCACTAAGCCATCCGGTAAGATTCGGCCCCGTCACTATACCTATTGGGTTAAGTATTTCAGATTCAAGTATTGCAGGATGAAGTGAGGGTATCGGGCATTTCTCTTTAACAGCGATAGAAACCATTTGAAGTTGTACGCTGTCTGGTTGACCGAAACAAGCTATGCAATCGGCGTACAGGCGTTCGTATTGAGTGAAGTGGTAATACCCGCCTTCTATTAGATAGTCTTTAATGGTTTTCACTGCTGCCCACCTGTGCCTGAACTGTAGTATTGTATGAGTGCTTGTTTAATGTCCATTATTCTTCCAACAATTTAAAATCTTTAGGTATTTCGATTTGTTTATATTTCTCAGGCATCAGGTATTCTTCTTTGGTTTCATACCATTCAAGCAAAGTCTTTTGATCTTGAATACTATCAAGAATTTCTTTTTTCATATCTTGTGGACAGGAGTTCATAAACTCAAAAGTTGAATTACCTAAACGGCCTTTTGAAATCCAATCAACACAAGCCATTTCTTTAATCTTAAAAAGCCACATATCTTTATCAAGCTGCTTTCTTTTTTCGTCTGTTAAATCACCTATTTGCTCTTTAAGGAAAACTGCTTGCTGGTAGAATCTTTTGAATTCCCTTTCAGTATCTTTAATAGCCCGGTTAGATTCTTCCATTCGCATTGTTTTTCTTTTATACTCAATCTCAGCGTAGCGTTTTTTGAAATCGGTTTCATTTTCAAGTATATATTTTTGCTCTTCAATTTCAACTTGCAATTTTTCATTATCACAAGTTAGTTCTCTTAATCCCCTGAACCGTTTGTAAAGTTCCCTGAGTGCCTGTTTGTACTGACCGTACATTGTCCCACCGGCTCTTGTTGTTACAAAGTAATCATCTTGAAATTCACTCATCCCTGTCTGGTGATCGCCTAATAATTCTTTAAGCATTTTTATTCCTTTATGATGATAGTGCTGCTGCCGTTAAAGTGTTCCTTGCTGGTGCTGCTGCTGCCGTTTTTCCTGTCCAGGTATCCACAACATATTCGTCACAATCTTGGATATAAGTGTTTCCATAAGCTACATATCCTTTGCTATCTATTGCACAAGAACCACCGGAACCCCTTGTAGGTGCAGGGCAATCTGTTCTGGACGTATAAGAGTCAGGTGAATACTCTTGAAGGTCATTTGAGGCCCCAACATTGTAAGTATAACTCCCTATTGTAAAGCCGTAAGGTAAGTTTGCTCCTCCTCCTGGAAGGTTAGTTTTGTTAGTCCATGAATCAGGATCATATTCATCGTTATCCGCAAGTGCTGCACCAGAATACCCACCCATAATATAAATTTTATCATTAAGAGTAGTAGCTAAATGCCCACCCCTTCCTGGTGTTGGGCAATCGGTTTTACTCGTCCATGTATCAGGTATGTACTGCTCTGTATCTCGAAGGTCTGAAGGTTGCCCCGCTATTGCATAACCAGCACTTCCTATAGATGCACCAGACAATCCATTTCTTATAGAAGCAATATTAGTTTTAGATGCCCATGAGTTTAAACTTGGATCATATTCATCGCAAAACGCTATATATGCTAATGAAACATACCCACCAGCAACGTAAGCTTTATTAGATATAGGCATAGATGCAGCACCTCTCCCAATATGCCCTGCTGTGCAGTCAGTCTTACTTGTCCAAGTATCAAGTTCATAACTGTCACAATCTTGAACGTCTGCTGTTGAACTTGTTCCACCGAACCAATATCCTCTTTCTACAAGAATTGCCAGCAAAGCTGCTGCCATTAACATTCGATTGCTTAACATATCAACCTCTAATTAGTGTCGCTTATAATTTTTATTCTTTCGTCAGTTGCTTTAATTTCAAAATCTTTTAAATACTGCGGAGCATCCTCTTTTGAAGATAGATATTCCCTTATTGATCTAATTGATTTTATATCAAGCTCTCTTAATCTTTCCTTTGCCTGATTTGAAATTTCAAGGTCTTCTTTCTCCTTGATTCCAGCAAGATAAGTATCAACCTCTTCCTGGGATTCAAATTTAGCAACAACAGACCAGATTTGAGTTGCAACGTTATTAATTAATTTTACACCATCATTCTGGACTACCTGCAAATCCGTACAAACTGGTTTCTCAGTTTCCGTTACAGGCAAAAAACCCTTGCTTTCAACGTGCTCCGGTTTGAAATCTCTTGGCAAGCTGGATGGATAAACTAACCTTTTAACTTCACTTTCGGCATAAACTCCGTTATCTTTAAAATATCTCATATTATACCTCTTTTAAGAAATGTCTAAGCCAACAAGAAAACCAAGCCATGTTGTCCCAGCATCATTTGTTGTGAACACCAAAACATCTACCCCAGCAGCAGTAAGTGTGGGTGCTGTAGCAGAGGGCCAATCAACACTTGCAGGCCAATTAACTGTCTGGCTTCCACCATTTGTCAAAAATAAAGTAAAACTTCCGTTCGACCCGGATGCTGGTGGATTACTGAAAGTCAATGTTTCCTCTGCTGTACTTACGGTTGCAGATACTACATTCCCATCTTCAAGATCAATATCATCAGACCCACCCCCAAGATCACCCAATGGATTTAATGTTTCTGAAATGTCTATTAATTTAGCTCTTGATAAAACTGCATCTGCCATTGCAATTGCTGTTCCTGCAACATACCCTGTGATTAAAACCCACCATGTGCCACCATCACCAACTGGATTATGATTCGTATTCGACCCTTGAGCAGATCTGTAAGAAAGAAAATCAGTACCCCACACGGTATCACCAGCATCATAAGTTACTGCGTTTGACCATTCAGTAGCATCCACAGCAGCTATTGCAGCCAATGAAGCTGCTGAAGCTGTATTAGAATATCCATTGACTGCCGTTGAAAGAGCATTCACTTGTGATGTCCAGACAATCAACTCTCCTGTCGTTACGGTTCCCCAAGAAGACAAAACAGCCAAAAAAGCATCTGCCCTTGCATCAAAATTATCGGGATCAGTTCTCGCTGGAGCAGTTCCTGGGTCTGAAATTGTTTGTGCAATCTGATATGCAGCCATTTATTCTCTCCTTATGTTAAACCTTGTATTTCTAAGTCACATTCTGATTTTGTTTTACCTTCCACCATAACTTCAAAATCACTAAAAAAACCAAACGCAATTGCCATTGATAAGCTTGTTGAATCATTATTTGAATCCCAGACACAAGGGATAGCTCTCAACTGTGTCAGTGTCTGAAAAACTTGGTCAACACCATCTGTAGAAACATGTATCGTGTATCTCAGTTCTTTTGCATAAGCTCTTTGAACCAAAGCATATTCACCAAAAGTATTCGCCTCTTTGGTTGAAAAGTCTGATATGCTGCCTCTCAATCCGTATTTTGTTTCACCAAGGAAAGATGAATGCCCAACAACCAGATGTCCTACCCGGATCGTATCATTCGCATCACCTGTGAAAATAACCCGGCATGAAGTATTGTAATCATAAGTGAAAGAGTGAGCGGAAGATGTTGAGAACCTGATGGGTGAAAAAAAGTAATCAGACCAGCTTAAAACTTCTGACTGATAGAGGGAATTAGACTCCCCGTCATAAACCAGAGCCATCGTCCAATCGGTTTGTGCTCCACCTGTCCCAACATCAAAAATAGTTGCCGTTACTTCAGCAACCCCTGTGCTTTGTGTCCAATCGGTAAGAGTGCCATAGAAAAATGTCCTCTGGTCTGATGTCCGATAGACCTCAACCTTGTCTCCTATCACCCACGTTCTTGAAGCTGCATGAGTAAATGTCATGGCATGTGCTCCAAGGGCAGGAGTTATTGATGTTACGCTTGTTTCTGTTATGCTGTCATTGCTCAGAATATAATTAACTGTTTTTGCTTCAGATAAAAAAAATGCTAACTTGTTACACTTGTCAGACTTTACCTTAACGCTTATCTTGACAGGATTTTCTGCCTGCGAACTCATGTAATCGTCAAACATTTTCCAACGGTTTGATGCAGAAACTTTCACCCAATTTGTTCCGTCATCATCTGGTGGGAAATTGCCCTGATTTGAACCTACTTGTCCTTCATAAATATCTCTTGAATAATATTCGCCTATTTTTTTTGCAGAAAAATTTGTAACAGATCCAACAAAGCTTGCAGCAGTTACCCCGATAAGATTGTCTGAACTACCGACTGTTATAATTTCTTGGTATACACCGTCTGCACCTCTCGCTGATCCTGCCGTCCCCCTCACATAAGGAGTAACTGTCCCAGATGAGAAGTTTTTAACTTCAAACTGGAAAAGAACCAAATCTCCTGTCACTGCACTATCTGTAACCTGTGTTAATGCTTCAATTGCTGTCGCTGCATCATATTCTGAATCAGTCCCATCATATGTCCATAAAGCACCTTTGGTAAACTGATCATAGATACAAGATCCGTAAGAGAAAATTTCTGTAAAGTCGGAATACATAACATAAACTCTCGCCCCTACAGCATAAGATGTAGCAGCCAACCAATCAGAAAAGGCAGCTTCAGAAACATTTGAAGCAAGAAGATTCGTTATTTTAGGTATTGTAACTTGCATTATCCTGTCTCCGTAACCGCAAATGAGGTTCCACCATTAGTGACTCTATCAAGAGTCTGTTTTATTTTCTTTATCTTTAAAGCGTTTGTTGAGTTTATAGCCTTTAGGTCTTCTCTTAGGCTTTGCAACACTGACAGTATCCCTTTTGAATAATCGTTTTTTATAACCAAAGGAATGTTTGCACCATTCATCGGGATAATTGCTTCTGTGCCGTGGAGCATAGCAGGGAATCCTGACTTTGGCCCTGATGCAACCCCGCCCTCTGCGTACCCGTAAGCTGAAGTTAGTTTATTTATATCTGCTGCTATTTCTGCCGGCTGGAATCCAACCTCTTCTGCCCAATCTGCTTTTTGAAAAATTGTAGAACTATTCCACTCAGCAAGCGAAGCTGATATTTGAGCTTTTGATAATCCTGAAATACCATATTTTGCAATGATTTGAGCTTCTGTTTCTGTGGCTATATTTTTGCCTGTTGTATCTAATTGCCAAGGCATCCATTGAGAAGGATCTGATACTGTCTTTGGGCCGGTTTGCCCAGTTACCGGGTTAGTAACAATATTTGTCTTCGGGTCAGGTGGCAATAAATTAAGACTGCCCAATGCACCTGCTAAGCTTATTAGCGTAGAATCAAGTTTTCCAAAAACACTATCTTGCCCAAAAAATTTATTAAATAGACCATAGTAGGTCAAAAAAGTATCATCACCCATAAGAGCTTTAATCGATTCATCCACGAAGCCTATACTATCATTTATCCCCTCAAGTTCAGTTAATTGCTCACCCAAAGTTTTGTCAGTAATGCTCAAAGCATCAACCTGTCCATCGGCTGCATCTTCAACATCTTGCAGAGTCCCAATTATCTTTGCATAAACTTTTTTGTATTCATATGATGTTGGAGATTCGGCTAATGCTCTTGCGAGGATCTGGCTTGAAAGACCAGGAAGTTTGTTTGCCCCTGCCATCGCTATTAAAGAATCTGACGATTTTGCATCCCCGGCAGCTTTATTAAAATCTTTTATCAGATTGGTTAATGAGCTACTTCCACTCATTCCAAATTGTTGTTCAAGAGACTTAATTGTATCGCCCATTGTGTCACCGATATCTTCAAATGCCTCTGAAGTTTCTTTAACCATATCGGCAAGAATCATTAAATCACCGGTTGCCTCATCAACTGATACCCCAAAGGTTTCGGTTGCAGTGATAAATTCTGTGGCAGACATGCCCAAAACACTTTTCACAAAAGCAGCTTGCTGTTGCCCGGAACCAAGATCGACTCCGTATTTAGAGCCGATGCCCATTGCAGCGAACTCATTCTCAAGACCGTATATGCTTGCCTTGGCACTACCGATTGTTTGCAGATGCCCTCTGAATAAATCCAGACCTTGAACTGCCATTAAAGTATCGACAATAATTGTGATACCATTCCTTAACTGGTTTGCACCGTCAACAAAAGTAGTATTCCCAGTTGACACAATTGAATCGTACACACCATTAAAAAAGCTTATTATTTTTTCGCCTTGGCTTGCTATGTTCTGCATCTTAATTTGATCTGATGACCAGATAATACCCTTGACTGATTCTGACATGCTGTTGACCATTCCAACCGCAGCAGCACTCAAGTTTTTTATTTCTTCCCAGAAAATAACTTCTTGTAATTCATGAGCCTTTGTCAGTTCTTCAGCCGTTGCATTGTTCTTTACAAGAGCTTCATTCAAAAGATCGAACCCTTCGACAAGGGTTTTTATCGTTGCTGCAACAGGGTCAAGATTTAATGCTTCAATGGCATCTTCCATCTCTGAAAGAGAATTTGAAACAAAGGCAATTTGCTGATAAGCCTCGACAGAACTTAATCCAAGATCGTTTACCCTGTCATTAAATTTATCCATGAAATCGGTTGTCTTGTTCACGATATCGGCAAAAGCAATGAATGAATCCCAAGTCGATGAACCTTCAGGCATTATGGCTTCAAAGAAAGCTGTGTTGAAAATGTCTGCCATAGCTGAAACCTGATGCGTGATTGTTTCATAAACAGGCTCTGTGTATAAATAAGGATCTGCACCAGAACCTTTTCCTTGAGGACTGAAAGCAGAACTATCATAAAACTCTCTGCTGCCCGGTTGTGGAGCATTCTTTGCTGCAATTGACCCAGCAGTAATGTATTGGCTGCCGACTATTGTATTGACACCTTTACCGACTGCTCCTGCCCCTGGAATCACACCCAAAAGCATTGAGCCAACCAGTTCAGAGAAAACAGCCTTTGAAAGACCCTTCAAGGCTTGCCCTGCATCCATATCTTCCGTGAGTCTGAATGATACACCCAAGTGCTGATAATCTTTCAGGACATCGTTTATATTTGTTGACATGGCTTTATCAACACTGGCAAAAACAGTATCAAAATAATCAAATAAAACATTTCTCATCTCTGGTTCATTATCGAAATCTGCTGCGAACACACGGTAATCATAAAGGTTGGATTTGAAATCATCGTACATGTTTTCCATTGCTATTTCATATGGATTTATTTCACGGTCAAAACTTCCAGTACCAAATTTCCAGGCTTCTTTTGACATCCCGGATATTCCGAATTGCGGTTTTTCTGAGAACATCCGGCCTAAAACTTTTGTTGCTATCATCCCGGCTGCTGCGATAACTCCGATACCGGCTGCACCTGTAAGCATGCTTGGCCAGGAAGCACCCGCAGAAAGGCCACCACCGCCAAGTGTTCCAGACAAACCGCCGCCACCAATTCCGGCACTCCATGCAGCATTCCCGGCAGTTGCCATTGAGCCAGGGACACCAGAAGCAAGGGCAAAGCTACCCGATGGAACAGAATTAAAAAGGCTTCCAAAAACGGGGGATGTAGATAATTTATTTAAAATACCAGTGCCGAGCTTGTCCCCTATTTTTCCCAATATTCCAGAACCACCGCCAGAACCACCGCCGCCCAATACACCAGATACAAGATTTAAAAGGATGGGTGTTGTGGCATCCGCCAGGATCTGAGCGAAAGTTTTTTTGAAAGTGTTCAACATATGATCCATGAAATCATCCCATGAACTCATTTGACCATCAAGAATTCCTTCCCAAAAATCGGCAGCAATATCATGTATGTTGTCATACATGTGCTGGTAATCTTTTTCCTGTTTCTTGATAGCTTTGTCTCTGGCTTTTTCTTCGTCCGTCAACCGTTTTTGATATGCTTTATAATCATTGTTTGTTATTTTTGTCTGGGTTTCTTCGTGTTGCTTTATTGCCTTGTCCAAACCTTTTTGCCTGATCAACCACATGTCATCTTGCATTCTTTCGCCTTGGTCTATTTCAGCTTTAGCGAATCCAAGGTTTTTCTTGAGGAGATCTTTGTATGATTTTTCGATAGCTGCTGCACGGTTTTTCTCAATCCTTATTTGTGCATCAGCAGATTTTTTTTCCAAGGATGCTATCTGTTTTAATGCCTCGTCTCGTATCCTTACATCTGTATTATTTCCTTCTTCCCAAAGCTTTAAATTTTCTTTTAAGCTCTTTAATCTTTCAGCATCGGTTTCTTTAATACTGCCTAGCATTTCCTTATTGAATTTATCAGCTTTTGATGTTGAGGAAGTCTCGAACTCTCCTTTTAATTTTTGCCAATGTGATATATAATTTGATAAAGATGTGTCTGATCCATAATCTAAGTCTTGGTTTATTTCTTTAAACCCTAATGCCGTCCAAGCTGCAACTTGTTGTACTTCAATTAATAACTGTTTTAATTCGCCTAACTTGCCAGTATATCCTTTAAGAGAAGCTGTCATCTCATCGTTCTCAACAACATTACTAAATAAGATAGGCTCTCCGTTTTTCCACTTTCTCACGCTACTTAAAAAATCCTCTTGTTTTTCCTTTAAAGAATCATAACTCGCTATAGTTGCTTTTATAGAAATGCGTAAGTCTTCTTGAGTGACTGCGGTTCCTTCTCTTAGTGCGGCATCTGTTCTTCTGCCAGCTACTTCTATCTCTCTTAATGTAGATACCATTGCTGCCATTTCTTCAGGATTAGCAGTTATCCAATCTGTAAAATTTATTTTACCTTCGCTTGCGAACCCAATGCCTTTGAAAAAATTTGTGAATGCAACTATTCTATCCATGCTAAATGCAGCCAACGTGCCAGATAACTCTACTATACTGCCAAGATTTTTAGCAAAAGCTTGAGTTGCAATTATAAACTCTGGGTCTTTAAGCTCATCGGAGAATGCTAATATTGCATCAGCGACATCATCCATGAATCCGTTATTTGACATCTTGACTTTTAGTTCTTCCCACGTTTCACTTAATAAATTTACAGCTTTTACTGAATCCGCTATTGTCCCAATATATGTTTCATCCATTGCCTTTGAAAACTTTGGCAAGAAAACATCTGCATATACTTCTCCTGCACTGACAGCCTTGTCAAAAGCCTCTACTGTCATGCCCATAGCCTTCGCACCCAATTGGAAAGCACCAGGAAGACTGTCTCCCATTTGCCTCCTTATTTCTTCCATACTAATTTTTCCTTTTGAGAGCATCTGTTCTAAAGCGAGAAAAGTTAACGACATCTTCTCATTTGATAGCCCCAAAATAGCACCAGCATTTGATACCGATCTAAATATTTTCTGAATTTCTTTCATTGGAAGTGTAGACGACCGTGCAGCAGCTAAAAACCCCTTATAACCTTCTCTCAATGTGAAAAAATTAAGACCAAGTTCTTTTGCGGTGTCTCTTAAAAATTCAAACTGAACATTGGCTCCAGCTACTGAGCCTGTTATTGATTTATAAGCATTCTCAGCAACAAGTGTTCTTCTACCAGCATCCCAAATTGCTGTGCTTAATTCCTTGACTGTGTACACAGCAGCAGAGGCAGCTAACCCCAAACTTATGAGCTTGGATCTAGTGGACATTATAGAATCACCAAGTGCCTGCATTCTATATTTAGATCTGTCCAGCTTATTCGCCATAGCTTTTGCTTGCTTGCCTGTATAACCCATCTGGATACCAAGAGCTTTTATTTCCTTCTTAGAAAGACTAGCAGCAGTGGCAACCTTACGCATAGCTCCTTCAGCCTGTTTCATAGCCTGATTACGCAGCATCTTTTCATTTAACTTTGTAAACTCTTTTGAAGTCATCCCGACTTCTTTTGCGACACCATCCAATGCTCTTGCTATTTCTTTGGATGTTGCCTTGAAATTTTCGGCAGGAATTTTTGCACTCTGAGATAACTGTTTTAAGCCTGTTGATAATGCACTGATTGACTGGGATGCTTTCCCCGGCATGATACCATTATTTAAAGCATCAGATACTTCTTTGCTGCCCTTTTTTGCTACAGTCCTCAACTTGGTCATATCTTGCTGAAATTTTGTGATATCACCACGAACTTCCACAAAAATGCTTCCTATCGCAGACACTATAAAACCTCCAAATCAAGATGTAAAACATCATCAACAAAAATCTCCGCAACACCAACGCTATCAAGCGGAGCAGTCCCTTTGTATGCAGAACTTTTATAAAGTTTGATTATTTTTTGTTCCATTTCCAAAGCACCCTTACCTATTCTATAATCCCAAATTTTTAAAACCTTTATTTTTTCTAAATCCAAATCGCTATATCTTTTTTCTACGGACCTGTTTGTTATCCCAATCTTATATAATGAATATGCAAAACGATCAGATTTTATTTTTAAATAATATAACATTCCGGACTTGCTAACATTGAATCCTTTTTCGGCACAAGATGGACACCCGACACCTTTCATATGGTTACTAGGGTTTTGTTTAAACACTCCATGCTTTTTACAAATTATTTTTACTTTAGCATGGTTATTATTATATCTTACAAGTGAATAATCGTATAATTTATCATGGGAAGAAATAGACTTTTTTATAAACTCATTTACAGTCAATCTGGTTTCGTGTGTTCTCTTAACAATCTCTCTGTACTTAGGGCCAGCACACTCTTGACATATTTGCCCATTCAAATGGCGGTAAGGAGTAACTTCAAAGATACCATGTTGAGGACAAATTATCTTAATCGGTATATCGGTATTTTTGTATTCAACCAGAGAATAATCATAGTTTTTATCAGCGTGGACTATTTTCGCTTTTTTAAAAAATTCTTTTTCGGCAGAAACCCTTCTGTTATCATTGAAGCATTTTATACAGCCCCGCCCTCTTATATGGTTACCTGCATTTTGTTCAAAGTCTCCATGCTGCTTACAGGTAATAATAACATTTGAACCAGACACTAAAAATGTTTTAGAATAATCATATTTATTACCATGAACCAAATCAGCTTTTTTTATAAATGAATTTAATTTTCTTTTTTTTGTTTCTGGTTTCAATTTATGATTTTCTATTCTGCATTTCACACAACCATGCCCTGATGAATGGGCAGAAGGAATCTGTTCAAAGACCCCATGCACAGGACAAATTATTTTAACCTTCTCTTTCGATGTTTTATAGATCGACAAAGAATAATCATAGAATCCACCGTGGGCTACAGTGGATCTTTCTGTGAATTCTTCCTGTGTCAATCTAACCATTATTGCTCCTGTTTATCTTTTTGCTTTTCATTATATTCCTGCAAGAACTTTCTACCCACATTAACAACTTTTTCAAAACAATCCTGCCTGAATTCGATATCGTATAAATCCATTGCTCTATGGATAGCCATTTGGTTTATAGCCACAGGGCCACCCATAGAACTCATGATATATTGATCCCTGACAATGAGGTATATTTTTTCAGCATCTTGGTTTTCCGGTAAACAATCAGGCAAACATATTTTGCAATCCATGATGTCAAAGGCATCACCTTTTATTTTTTTGCAGATTTTACAGTCTGGCTTTTCTCCACTACAGAGTCTGCTGATCCGCTCATTAAGTTTTTTTCGACCATGCTCACTCTGCTTTCTTCTGTCTCTGTAATTATCTCAAGACAAGTGCTTACAAATTGAGCAAACCCAACATTTTCTTTCATCAGCTTGACTTTGTTTTCTGAGGAACATTCAATCGGAGTCCCATCATCATCCTCAAGTCTGACCCATTCCACAATGGAATAATCCCAAAGCATTTTTGAAAAGAGTGCATCTTTGTTGGTTGTGTATTCAAACCTTTGACCATGTTTATATTCAACTTTGTTTTTCACACAGGCTTTTTGCATCTCTTCTCTTTGTGCTGAGTTGACTACCCTGATTCTTATTTCACCAGATTCAGGATCATCTTCGTTAAATTTAAACCACACTCCAGGGTTCGGATCTTTTAAACTAAATTGCGTACTCATAATATCTCTCCCATCCCGTTAAGTTAAGGGTGGGCAGGAAGGGCCGGGAATACCCTCTGTTCCGTCATGACGGCCTGCCCAATCTGTTTAAACAAGAACCATCAAGCCAGAAACTTTAGCTGTGAAATTGATAGTTCCAAGTCCTGATTTATCAAGACCAATGTTATACGATGTAATGGTCAACGTGCTGACCTTACCGGGCATACCAGTTGAATATGCACCGGGTGCAAAATAACTGGTTGACTGACTTGGGACATAATATGATGTGTCATCAATGTAACATCTCAAGTCGGTTAAGGCAGAATTATACAGGTTGGCAAGTTGTAACATTTGCTGGCCTGTAGTATCAGTTGGTGTGTAGTGTCCATTAAAAGAGACAGTCCCACCATCTTTCATGCCGTATTCAAAACTTTTCCATTCGTCACCGAAAGCAGAAGCATCGAATTCTTCTACATTAATACCGTCCAGTGACCATGTACCCATACCAACAACACTGTTGGCTCCAAGTGTTACTTTTCCGTCCTTACCAACGATAGCCATTTTCTTCTCCTATGTTATAATTTAACTGCCTTGCTTAACTTGTATATGTTTACAAATTTGGTGCAGCCACCGATTAACCTCAATCATTGTTAAATGTCCGACTTCAATGGATGTGTCGATACAGATCCTGATGCCTGACTTCCTTGCCTTGCTACAAAAATAAATATCTTCTCCAACTGGTTTGCCATTCTTGATACCAAGCTTAAACCAAGGGAATCTAACCTTGTCGAAAACTTTCATATCGAAAAGCAAACACCCGGTTCCAGTGGCATCGATGTCGATTAATTTCCCTGAATACATTTCTTCTTCAGGCACACTTTCATATTCACCTACATCGCCTCGCATGAATATCGGGTCAAAAGGCATCCATCGTCTATGGACTCTCACACCACATATATCAACCTTGTGCGACATTAATTTTGTCAAAGTTTCTGGTGGGTATACCTGATCTGTATCCAACATTAAAAGATGACTTGCACCTTCCATCTGGGCTTGTTCAACCAAGCTGTTTCTCGCATCTGCTATGTTCCCTGAGAATGGGCCATGTGCAAACTGAGGTATCAGCATGACATATTCACCGGGTTTTTCCATGCAGGAGAATGATGTAAAAAAAGAAACAGGAACCGTGTTGTCAACCAGTGGGAACCCGATAGCTATTTTGCCAATACGTTTTCTTTTCCGCTTGATATATGTTGCCTTGTCGAGTAAATATTTTTCATCACCATATGCTCTTTTGTAAAACTCATCATCGAATTCTTCCCCATAATTTGCAGGGTGGTGATGGAGTAATTTTGCACCTTCACATTTTATCCATCTTCCATGTTCTTCAGCGATTTCTTTTAATTCATTCTCGCAGTAACAATGCTGATATGCTTCGTTAAAAAATTGTTCATCAGGAAGAATAGAAAGCATTCTTTTGTGTGCCATCCAATGCCCCTGGAAATTACCCGGTTGTGTCCACACTCCAACAACTCCCCACCAACCATCAGGCATTTCGCTCAATGTGGTTTCAAGGGCATCCTCAAAGCCGGGTTCAACCTCTGTGTCATCACCAAGGAAAAGAACCCAATCTTTTGTTGTCTGCTTGGTTAACCGTGCGACCATCTTGGGACAACCTATCTCATCAAAATCAACTTCTGTGACCACTTCTGCCATAGGTAAATATTTATGGACTGACTCAATACATCGTTCAGCCGACTCCTGCCGTACTACTGGTATGATTATGCTTATCTTGTCTGATATCATTTTTCTCTCCCGATTTTTGTTGCTACTACAAATAAATGGTATACCCGATCTTCAGTAGAAATTCTCTTTATCCCATCTATTTTAAAATTTGCTTCAATACCATAAAGCTCCCTGTAATCTTTATCGGAATAATAAAGCCATGAATTTTCAACCCAGAAACTGACATGAGTCGGATCTTGAAATGCTCCTTGCCCGAACTCTGCATCAGGCGTATAACTTTCAAACTTCCCACCGGGTTTTAAAACTCTCCAGATCTCCATGATAACATCAACCGTCTTCCCAATCGGTATATGTTCTAAGAAATCATATGCCTTTACCTCATCAACGGAATTGTCCTCATAAGGCAATCCCTTTGTTACATCACATACTAAATCAGGCTTAATTCTTTCTTGGATGTCGATATTGACATGACCCTCCAAGTGCCTTTTCCCACAACCCAAATTAATTTTTTTCATCCTTCACCTCCCGTAGTGATAGATATTGTTCTGCTATTTTTGAAACTTCGTTGTTCTCAAGAATATAATCCCTCATGTTTCGTTCAGGGTCATATTTTTTTAACTCTTCCAAAATTCTTTCTGGCTCCCAGCATTCTCTGAAAGTTCTGCCCGAACAATTAGTTTTTCTAAATTCAATTATATTCTCTTCCGTTACTAAACCGTCACACCCTAACCAATTTATAATAACTGCATTTTTCCCACAACTTAATGCTTCATAAATTCCCCTGCCTGAAGTTATGACCAGATCGGCTTCCTGCATTAAAGAACTCGTCCCATTTTTAAACCCTGTCTGAATTTTAAACTCATATCCTTTCGATGCCTGTTCAATCAGACTGAGCATTGGAGTTTTATTATTCATCCAGAGAACTTTTTTCAATGTCGGGTTAGGTTTTGAATAACCAAAGTGATCTGTGTCAATTGGATTCCGTATCACGCAGGAGTCGAATCCTTTGCCTTTTAAGCTTGATTGGACTTCTTCTGATACCGCAACATATATGTCTGCCCCAATTGTTGGCTCTTCTTCACCAGGAAGTACCCCATGTGATGTGCGGATCCTTTTCCCAATATTGAAATCTGATAACTCTTTAAGGCAAGTTTTATGATTAATTATCCCCAAGTCGTATTCTTTTGATTCATCGAAACCTTTTTTTATTAGTGTATTCTTCTCATGAGCAGGAACATAAACATCGACATCATGTTCTTTCGATAAATAGTTGAACATCGTTATCATCCAGGTTTCTGTGCCACCCAGATATTCAAGAGAATTATTTGCTAATAATATTTTCATTTCATGTACCGGCATTCATAAGTAACGACTGCTCTGTAAAGTTGATCCTGATCTCCGTCCCTGACAAACTGTTCTAAAGTCCTTTCCATTAAAATGGATGTGTATCCAGTGGCTGTCGGACGGGAATCATCGAACAAAGCGATAAGAGCCTCATAAGCTGTTAATCTCAAAACATTTGTAGAAGCATAAATATCGAACTGGATTGTAACTATTTCATACATCCGACCCTTCAGCATATAATCTGGTCTTGCAGAGGGAGAAAAATAAGTAGCATAAGTTGTTGCCGTGCCTTGAGGTGCAAGCTCAAGATGTAAGGCTCCGGGCAATGCTGCTTTCAAAGCTGCGTTGCCGTTGTATCTGCCGTATATTCCAGTTAATATCTGTCGCATTATTCCATCTTCTCGTTAAATTTTTCTCTTGCAAAATTAATATTCTTGTCAAGGGCTGGCTTTAAAAACGGATGTGGTGCTGCTGGTCTTGGGCCACCGTGACCGTGTTCTATCAACCATGCTTGCATCGCCCCTCTACCACCAGCTTTCACAATATATCCACCGTCATCGAACTTACTTTTTTTCCGCTTAATTGATTTTCTGAGTCTCCCAGACAAATCTTTAAACTTTTTATGACCTGAACTGTATGCCCCGGCTTTGGCATCCTTTTTGATCTGCAAGGCAATCTCAGCAGCTTTTTCATCAAGATGCTCTTGGAGCTTCTGTTCAAAGTCTCTTGTGTCAATGTTGACTCTTGGAAAAATTGCAGTTACCATTATAAAATCTCCGCACAATGTAAAACCATATCCATTTCCCTGTGGAAATCTTCGATACCTGTTATCCGATATGTGCTTCCGCTATGGACTACTCTGTATTTTGTACTCATTGTTGAAAATCTTCTTATTCTCAATTTAAACAAAG